TGTCTAGGAATATGACTACGAATTTGATATACTATCCACTGAGCATGTTTGTCTAAAAAAGCACCGCCACGCTCAGTAAAGTCGTATAATAAGGTTGTGGCTGTTCCATCTTCATTTGGGCAATGTTCAGCAATTCGTGTCTCTCCATAATAGAACGATTGCCCATCGGTCCATGATTTGTTTGATTTGATCTCTCCTTGGTTAAGGAATGTTTCAATTACTTGTTTGTCGTTTCTAGTGAATTTCATATTATCTCCATTGATTTTGAAATTATTTGATTTGATATGCTAGCCTACTGTCTAATCAAGCCTATCTTCGTTGCGAATGGAACAGGCATGACATTATTTAGGTCTATCTCTCTCTTGATCAGTCCTACATGTTGGCTAGTAGTCATAGATTGGAAGTAGTCACCGCCTTTCGTATAGTCAAAGACGATGACCCTATTGCCCACCCATCGAGCGATCTCTAGGTTATATGAGAAGAGACTCGACCCTCTAGCTGATAGGTTTGAAGAATTTGATTGTTCCATATTTAGGAACGACTCGATAACTTGTTTGTTTGTACTCATTTTGCTCACCGTTAGGTTTGGGGTTATTGTTTCTGCTTGCTTATGTTTATAACTTAACTCGTTTCATTTATCTTGTCAAATTTATCATTATCTTTTTTCAGTTTTTCTAATAGTTTAAGGACACCGTAACTTTTTAACTTCTCTAGAGAATACTTCTTTGTTAGCCATACGACCGACTCTCTATGACCCTGAGTGATCCATGTTGGATCTACAGGTTCTGAAGATTTAGCAATAACAGACTTAAGCGTAGCTGATTGGTTAGAGTAGCCACCGCCAAAGCGATCAAATTCATTCACCAAAAGTCCTGCATTATCCTGTAAGGACCCTGACCATGAGTTCTTGTCTCGATAGTCTGTTAACTTAACCTTATATGGCTTTCCATTTGAAGTAAGATCTATAGACATTGGCTGTCTGAGGCTATCAGGGGCGCTAGAATACGCCCCTATCATGCAAAACATTGATAGTTTTTCCATATTAGTTTGAGTGATCAAGCCCGTAAGTAACTGTGGCTCCTTATTGTATCCTACATTTCGTTCAACTTGAACGACGGCACCCACAGATAAGCCCATATCAACAACATAACGTTTGAAGAAACGTGATCTCCATCTTCTATTTTCTAGCACAATCTGTTCAGATATGCTGTCCAACTCCGCACAATCTCGTCTATTGTGACCCGTTCTTGCACAGAACCCGCATTTTTTAGCAACGGATTTACCTTTGGCTTTGGCTTTACCTTTGTCTAATTCTTTAAGCTTTCGTCTTTCGATCATAGCACTAGTTTTGCTACATCTTTTGTACCATTCACTCCAATACTCAGGTCTAGAGTACCAAATTGTAGGGTATCTAGCATTTGGAACGCCTTGGTGTCCCCACCAATCCTCTTTTATGTGCGGTAAGATCCATCTACTTAGATACTTCCAATCAGACTCAGCATTTGGGCAAACGTTTGCGACGTGATCTGAACTAGAACAGTAAGAGCATGCTCTAGAACGTTCTCTAGAACTCTTTGGTTTTTGCGACTCGTTAAATCCTTTCATATTATCACCTTTCGGTTAGGGGTTTTTGTTTCTGCTTTCTTATGTTAATAATGTAACTCGTTCTGTTAATCTTGTCAAGCTTTATTGTGAAGTTTTATAATTCTTAAATCCATATTCTCTTTCGAGACAGAAAAGGTACTTCCAACCTTAAATCCACTTAGCACCAGAATTTTGTGCCTTGGTATGCTACATAGACCATCTATTTTACTGTCATGTCCGACTACCATAGCTAGCCTACCTGATTTTAAAGTACATATCGTTCCAATAGGGTGAAGGTCCTTGTCGTTCATCTCGAACTCCATTGTTATGGTTATAATAGTAATGTAACTCGTTCTGCTAATCTTGTCAAGCTTTATTGTGAAGTTTTTTTCAATTTTCCTTCACTTTGCCTCTACACTTCTTTTTTGAAGCCTCCTTCTTTTGGTCTTTCATTGGACCGCCATTCCTATTGTGAGCGTGAACAGCTAGCCAATTCCTTTCCTTTGGAGGCTCTACTTTTTTATGTTTCCTTTCCGACATGGTTGTCTCTCCCAAAGCCCATAAATGACTTCTTAGTCTCCTTTGTAGGGGATGTTTGTAGGTTAGGTGGATTGGTTACCCCTGTGGACAATAACAACATACCTATAAGCTTTTCAGCTAAAGACTCGGGTATGCTTACACTAAACTTAACTTGTTTATTCATGTTTGTCTCCTATTATTATGATTTTTTTAATGATTTAAATTCTACTCCAAATTGACTTGGATATGGCGTTTCCTTTTGGGTGGAATTTCCTCAAAACCTCGCTATACCCTGTTAAGTGATCTAATTCGTTGGAGGCTACGTCTTTTTCAAGGCTCTCATGGTCTTGAAGCCACTCAGGAGATACTTTAGTATCAACCCCAACTATCACTCTTGCTATTTTATCTCCGTAATATGCTGTTAGAAATTGCAAGTTATAGCCTAATTCTATATCGAATGGTGCAGTAAAAAAACCATGTCTAAATCTCGCACCCGTTGTTCTTAGAGCCAGTTTCATGCTGTGTCTAGATAGGGTTCCTAAGTAATTCTGCACCCCGACTGTTTTAAGGTCCATGTGGGTTATTAAAGAGGCTCGGGGCTTAATCATAGTGTGAGCCTTCACTTCTACAATTGCTCCAACTCCAATTCTGCCCTCTATCATGATCTTCTGATAGAAGTCTCTTTTATATATCTCATTAGCCTCACAAAGAGCATTTAGAAGAAGATCCTTTCTTCTCCCTAAATCGTATTCTCCACTCCTGATAGTCTTCATAAGTCACCTCCGACAATAGTTTAGGATTTATCTGTAGGCATGGTACAAAGACCTTCGGAAATAAGTGTCTTGGCTGTTCTTCCAAAAAACCCTTGGAGTTTCCAGACCATACCATTATCAATCAGGTGTTGCCAAGCCTCGATGAATTGCTCAGGATATGCAGGCTCAATTACGCTTTCAGCAATCATTATCGCTGTTGCTGTGTCTAGTTCGGTAGTTTTCATATTTTTCACCTTTATGGTTTTGAGTTTCTGTTTATTATATTATTAATGTAACTCGTTTCAGCTAAGTAGTCAAGTATTATTATAAACTTTTATGCTATAACTTCAAAATTGAAATTTTGTGTAATCTCATACCGACCTGTTACAAGTCGTATCTCATAAAATAAATATGACCCAGATCCTGCTCCATAGCCAACGATCATGCCGACGTTGTTTCCACCAGAAAAGACAACACTTTCATCATAGGCAATAAGCTTGACCACAGTTCCCAAAGGAAGTTCATTGTATTTTTTTTTGCTCATTTTTCACCTACCATACAATAATTTCAAATTCCTGTGATGTTGCCCGAAATGGAGTACTCACAATCTTACTGAGTATCAGATATATTGGTACATTGTTTGAGCTTACTTCCGTACCAACGACAATAGCTGTATGTTCACCACCTTTGATTTTAACAAAGGTTCCAAGCTTTATAATTTCATCATTCATTTGATACTCCCTTTCTTATGTAAGTAATGTAATTCGTTTTGATCATATCGTCAAGCCATTTAGGGCACTTTTATCAAAATAAAATAGTCGTTCTATATATATAGGTTTTTTACGATCAACCAAAACGAGTTATGTAAAGTATTTCGCTTGACAGGTTATCCATATCGTGATACACTATAGACAGGACTAGAGCTAGCTTTAGTTTTTTTTACACTCCTAAACGAGTTATGTAAAGTTTTTGCATTAAAACAACGCAAGGACCTACTAATTATTTTGGAGTAACCAAACCTTAAATAATCGGACTTTTTGTTGTTTTAACAATCTTCATTAGAAATACTAGAGAGAAATCTACAAAGTAGAGTGACCCAAGCGTTTAAAGCTAGGTCACAGGCATAAATAGCCACTCTTTCCTCTAGTCTTGCTTATGACCCTTTTATATGTTTTGGATAGGCTACAAGCCCATTCTCGAAGACGTTTTTTCATAGCTTTGGGCAAGACCTTAGTTATGTAAAGTTTTTTGTTCTTTTAGATGGTGCATATTTAAACGGTAACTAAAAAATTAAATCAACGGTAACTAAAAAATTAAATCAACGGTAACTAAAAAATTAAATCAACGGTAACTAAAAAATTAAATCAACGGTAACTAAAAAATAGGGCTCCTGATTTATGCTCACTCATAGAGTAATATCTAGTAGCCGCCCTAGGTCATATCGATATCCCGCAGCTCTTCACTAACGTGAAGGGCTTTTTTTTATGCCTAGGAGCTCTGAGTCTGATCCTGACGATTTTTCTTTTCAACATTATGTACTTGTGTAAGTATTCTATATTTCATAGCTTTCTTATCCACTCGTGACTTAAATCCCACTCCGATATGATTCGAAGCTGACGGCTTCGCTTTTCCGCAAATTCGATGACGCCCAATAAGGATAGAGACCCATCGGTGCGATGGAAGTCTCCTATGTTGTGTACTCTCGAAGATGATAGGAGGCTTCCCTCTATGGCTACAACCACATATATATATCCTGCTATATCTACCAGCAGGTCTCCGACTTTATAGGTTATTCCTTCGTATTCAATCATCTGCTTCCATCTTGGGTAGGGGGGTAGGGGGGTAGTAGGGTAGTAGGGTAGTAGGGTAGTAGCCCCCTAAAAAATAAGGACTATTAAACCTCCGGAGTCAAACCTAGCATCTACCTCAGCGAAGCTCATAAGTCTGCTTCCACCTTTGGTGTATTTTAGAGTGTAACATTTAGACAAGCACACCTCTCCATCTTTTGGCCATGTCCCAGATTCTGTTACGCTTATTATTATTGCAATGCGCCCATCAATAAGCAATACTGTTCCTATCTTTAAAGTTTCCATTATTAAGCAAAGCTCCTTCTCTACTATCCCCCATTAATTAGTAGAGAAGGGGTTCAAAGGTCTTGGTTTTTTACCTTTTATAATCGTCTGATATTCTAACGACATCGTTTAAATGATTGGTTGATACCTCTAGCAATATGCAGCCTTCAAACTTACTATTGTTTTTATCACACTGAGATGCTGGGGCACCGAACCTATGGACATCTCCGGGCACAACATGATATGCCTCGCCCTCTTCATACCTCTCTGGGAGCTCTTGTTCGTGATCTTCTGAGGTCCACACTAGTAATGTTCCCCTCAGTACTAAGACTGTTTCCTCCTTTGTTTCGTGATATTGTAAGCTAAGACGCTTTCCGGATTCTATAGTAATGACCTTCCCAGCATATGCTTCGGTGGACGCCCATAGCTCTTCCTTTCCCCAAGGCTTTATGGTTGTTCTTATTTCTACTTTGCTCATTATCTCTCCTGTGTGGATAAAAATAAAGGCCCAAGATGGACACGCCACCTTAGACCTACGTTTGTTTCTTTATTTGACCTTAGCCTCGTAGGATATTCTTGATTCCTAACTTTTCTTTAACTTCTCTAGGTGAGCCAATTACGATTACTCTCTTAGCTACGCCTCCCTCAAGAATGGTCAAGCTTGATACTCCGACATGCTTGGATATTCCAAGATTAACTGCCTCTGTTACCATTGCTCCTCGTTCAGACCTGACTGAGGAGGCCACGACAGATTCTTTTGATAAAAAACCTCTCCCAGACATGGATCACCACGATGATCCTTTATAATTTGTATTAATTTAATTAACATTTTCTTTCTCCTTTCTTCTAACTAGGGATATATCGCATAGTTTTACAAACCATGTGCTTGAAGCCAAAATGACTTCTAGAAACCCTTCCCTACAGTCTATACCGGTGAATACACCTATACTTGGCTTTTTTGTAGTATTTGCTAGGACCATGTTGTTGTGTGACTTCGTCCACAATACCGCACTACTAGGAATCCAGATTAGATCCCCCGTGTTGTATTTCTTTCTCATCTTCTCCTCCACCTTCACTTTCCAAAAAGTGAGTATAACCCTCTAGTATCAAAGAAACATCATTTATTCTTTGGTCTGTATCCCCTAGAGTCTCTCTCATCTTCTTCATGAGAATTATGGCCTCTGGTATGGTCTCTTCATCTATTAGTAGACTCTCTATGGTCTCAGCTTGCCTCATTATAGATTCAGATTTGCCTATAACCACATCAAAAATAATGCCGGCTTCTGCTGGGATGTCTTCTATATTTACGTTATATGATATTTTCGCTTTCAATGTTCCTCCATAGAAACTATATTAGTTTAAAAATTGCATTTAGAACCAAGCCAGATATTGATAAGGCTGCTGTCCAAATAAACTTTGATATTCCACGTTGCCAAATCTCCAAAGACTTGATCCTAGTGTATAAGCCGGACTCTGGATGATAAATTGCACTCTTGACATCCTTAATATCAGCTAGGATCTCGTCTTGCTTGTCTCCAGATTTCTCTAGAGCTAACTCCATTCGAAACATAGACTCCTTTAATTCCTGTAAATCTTTTGAATTTTCATTAGTCATTGTTTCGCATCTCCATAAATAATAGTGTACAGTAAATAGTGCTAAACATTCACTATCGCATGAGATGTGGTTAATAAAGTTCCTGCCGCTGATGCAGCATTTTCAAGTGCACATCGGGTAACCTTTTTCGGGTCAACGATACCTGCTTCGTAAGCTTGGACCATGCATCTGTTCAAGAAGTCATACCCAGTGTCGCCAGTAGCATTTCTAACGGACTGTAACACGATATCGCCTGACTCACCTGCGTTCTCCGCCATCGTTCTCAATGGTGCTTCACAAGCCCTCAGAACGATCTGCACCCCGAGCTGTTGTTCTTCTGTATCTGTCTCTACTTCCAATCCCGATATGGCTCGAATGAGGGCAATTCCGCCACCGGGAATAATACCTTCCCCCTGAGCGGAGCGAACAGCTTCCAAGGCATCGTCAATACGATGTTTCTTCTCCATCATTTCAACCTCAGTTGCGGCACCAACACGGATGATCGCTACACCACTAGCAAGGCGTGTAATCCTCTCTTGTAGGCGCTCGCAGTCCCGGAGGTCTTCTGTCTGCTGTATCTCAACCTTGATGGCTTCAATGCGATCTTCAATGCCTTCTCGCTCTCCGGAGCCGCCAATGATGGTTGTCCAAGCCTTTGTCATGTTAATCTTTGTTGCGTTACCAAAGTGAGTTAGTTTTACATCACGAAGAGTTAGACCTTCCTCTCTAGAGATAAATGTCGCCCCAGTTGAAGCACATAAGTCTTTGAGGATCTGTCTGCGCTCTTCTCCATACTTGGGAGCTTTCACAGCAGCGATCTTCATTGGATTAGCGTGATCGGGTCGCCTAACATTTGCAATCAATGATGCTAGAGCTTGGCCTTCAATATCATTCGAAACGATTAATAAAGGTCGTCGATCCCTTGCTGCAATCTCAAGTGTGGGCATAATCTGTTCTACCGTTGTAATGGCTTCATCAGTAACTAAGAGAATAACTCCCTCGTGATCAACACAGGCTGACCTTACATTATTGATAAACTGACTTGATGTACTAGAGTAACCAGAGTTGAATCTAAAGCCCTCAATGAGATCAAGTGATGTACTATTGCTTCTCGCCTCTTCAACCAACACGGAACCATCCTTGCCTGCCTTATCAATTGCCGTTGATACTAGAGTACCAATGGCCTTATCGTTGTTAGCTGAGATAGTTGCGATGTGGAGTATGTCCTCTACTGTTTCAATCGGTCGAGCTTGTGCTTCCAATCTCTCTACGATACACTCAACTGCCTTATCGATACCGCGCTTTAACTCTACAGGTGATACTCCTGCTCCTAAATATCTTTGACCTTCTTTAAGGATAGCACGAGCGAGTACGGTTGAAGTCGTTGTGCCGTCGCCTGCTGCCTCTACAGTCTGCTTTGCTGCCTGTTTTATGATTTGAACTCCAAGGTTCTGGAATGGATCCTCCAGTTCAATAAAATCAGCTACTGTAACTCCATCCTTTGTGATCACAGGGACGTTCTGCTCCCTATGATACATTGCTACGGTTCGACCTCTAGGCCCAAGGGTCGTGGCTACGTTATCAGCAAGAATGTTAACTCCCTTCATAAGATCTTGAAATAATTCAAGATTGTTTTTAAAGTGTTTGGTCATTTAATCTCCTTGATTTACCAAAAAGAGCCGCCTGAACAATAAGTCTAGGCAGCTTAACTTGTTTATATATATATTGTAACACGTTTAGAATACGTTGTCAAGTTTTATCTTCTATCTAAATCAAACTTAATATATTTAGTTCTTCCATTGACCTTGATAGCTCTTAAAGTTTTCTTCTCCTTCTCTCTTCCTTGGACCAGAGCATAGTGAACCCAACCCGGATTCTTATCGTCTCCAAATTCATATATGAGTTCAGTATAATCCATATTATCCAAGATAAACCAAAATATATCTGCATTAGATACTCCAGTATTCCTACCATCTTGATCTAGATCTATAGCATTACCATCTTTGTGATGGGAGTTCAGGGCGCCTCCAATAGCACTATTTAGCTCTTCTGAGCGATAGCCTGAGCTTATATATACTGGTACTCCAAAATGCTCCCTAATGGGCTGGAAGCCATTCTCAGCTAAATGCTTGAGGTTCTTTAGGTGCTTTGGTGTGGGTTCATTACTGATGTTTCTTCTTCTTGCTGTGTTTGACTTGGTTATCTCGCTTAAAGATAGGTTCTCCGATAGTTTCATTTCTAGTTCTCCGTTTTCTATTGGTATATGGTAAAAGGGGCCAAAGCCCCTTCCACTGTGTGTCTTTAAAATCAAGGTAATTAGTTCAAAATAAACCATTTATATGTTTTTTATCCAGCCCATATCTCATCGGCTAGGCCCAAATCAATAGCCTCCTCAGAATTCAAGTAGATGTTAATCTTCTTCTTGATCAAGCCTTGGATGTACTTCTTGCTCATGTTAGTTTCTTTCGCCATTGCTTTGATGTAGGAGTTTTGCAACGATACCATTTGTTCCATTTCATTCTGGATACTATGGATCTCCCCTTGGTGACCGCCGTTGACTGAGTGTATCATTACCCTACAATGTTCAGAGATGAATCTCTTACCTTCCGTTCCTGCTGAGAGGATGAGTGTTCCTGCAGACATCACTTTACCGAAGCCAATAGTTTGAATATCACAATACTTCTTACAGCAGTTGATAGTGTCGTAGATAGCGAACATCTCGTCTGCTGACCCTCCGTCTGTATTGATAAAAATCTTGATATCTTTTGCTCTTTCTGCTTCTTCATCTTTTGTTTGGGCCATAACCAACATGGCGGATATAAGATCGGACGCAGCTTCTTCGTCGATTGTTCCAACAAACATGATTGAACGGCTCTCGGGAGTTTCGTCTCCACCACTTTTAACGATATCTACCAGCGTCTTGATTATCGATGATTCTTCAGATGATTCTTCAGCTGATTCTTCAGATGATTCTTCTTCTAGTTTTTTTGTTTTCTTCTTCGCAAAGTTTTTCATATATTCTCCGATTATGAAATAAAAAAAAAGAGAGAAGATATGCCCCCTCTCTCTCTTAATATAGCTTAGTATGCGTTGGTTGTCAAGTAAAAACTATTACTTTTTGTAGATGTTTATCTATTCTTCTTCTTGCCCAACACTTTGTTCATTTTCTTTTCTAGCTTTTTTGCTTCATGCAATCGCTTAGCAACACGCTTAGCAACCTCATTAACCATTTCTGTTTTTGAAGGCTTATAGCTGATTCCTCGTAGGGCTTCCATTAGCTCTTCTTCGCCAGCAGCATTTTCTTCTTCATCTTCGGGTCCGAAAGGATTCTCTTCTGGGGGCATCTCCTCTTGCTCTTCGTCGGCAGCGAGTTCTTCAGATTCACTCGGCATAGCCATTTCAAGCTTCTTGCCTAGTTCGATGATAGCAAGTGCCTCATCGTCTGTTAATTCGAGCTCTTCAGCCTCACCCATTCCAGCATCTTCCATATCTACTTCAGGTGCCTCAGGTGCTTCAGGAGATTCATCTTCGAGACCTACGTCTCCAACATCTACTTCCTGCTCATTATCCATCTCTTCTTCTTCATACATTCCGCCAAAGTTTTCATTGAGGGTCTTAATGTTAGCTAGAGTTTTGAATCGATTTCTCTCCGACTCATTTAAAAGTTTTTTCGCCATAGCGTGATATCTCCTTGAAATTAAAAAACGTTTTTTACGTTATAAATAGGCTCAATCATCAGAAAGAGCCTTATATGTTATATTTTTGGTCCTGAATCTTCGATAATGTCGAAAATATCATTTATCTCATCCATGTCTAGGTTTAAGTCCTTGTTTAACTTCTTGGCCTTAATCCTATCACTCTTCTCTTTCTTATTGTTTCTCTTTGAGTACTTAGGAGTGCGTTCTTTGTATTCCTCCATAAAGTCCTCGATAAGACTGTCTTGTTCAATCAGACCCTCAGAGTATGCCCGAACGAATTCGGACACTCCCATCTTATGGTGGTCTAATCTTATTTTCAATCTCATATGTTGCTCTGCGTTCATATAGAAATAAAATCTCTTTGCTTCTGTGTTCTCTATGCTCATTTTATGCTCCTGATGAGCCGAAACCTCCCGACCCTCTATCGGTTGAGGAAATCTCTTCGGATTCCTCAAATTCCACCTTTGGATAGGGCATAATAATCAATTGTCCGACCCTATCGCCAACAGAGTAGATTTCCGAAGAAGTCACAAAGTTCTGAAATTCATCATCTTGGCTTGCATGATAATGGAACTCGCCTTTTATATCTAAACACCCATCTTGTATTTCGCACCAATATTTACGGTCAGGTTTGAAGGCAAATTTAATCTCTCCTCGATATCCAGAATCAACCACGCCAACATGGTTTGTTAGCCATAGACTCTTCTTTTTTTGGGAGCTTCTGGGGAAAATATATCCTACGTACCCCTTTGGTATTTCGATTGCTAACCCTATTCCGTACTCTATTGTTCCGTGTTCGTGGTTGTACTCTACGGATGTCGCAGTCAAATCCATACCTGCATCGCCATCTTTTGCATACTTCGGAACTACCGCATTTTCATGTAATTTTTTAATCTTAACTTTCACTTAAACTCCTTCTCGTTTGTACAATATTCTTCATAGTCATAATCTCGAGTAGTACCGTTCCAAGTGAACCTACCCTTTTCATAAAAAGACTCAATCGGGCTGTGCTTCTCTACTGACCTTAGGGCCAACCTAAGGTCTTCAGCGTCAGAAAACCTAGCAGTACAGAACCCATTCGGAGTGCCTGACTCATCAAAATATACCTCGAAGATGGTGAAGACCTTTTCACCATCTTCTTCGATATCCACGAGGACCTGTCCGTATCTCCAGCTCATACTGATTCTGATACACCTTCGGCTTCCACCAGTGCTTTGTCCTCTGCCGTCTGCAATGCCTCGGGCATAGCCATAGGCTTATCGTCATGCCCTGCTGGTTCTTCATCAGGTTTAGGCTGTAGGGCTCGGAAGAGACGGTCATACTTCGTGAATGAGATGTTCAGCTTGTCTAAGAACCCTGTAAGGTTCTCGACCTCCTGAGAGGCACCCTCGACGTCATTAGAGACATCTTCTTGCTTCTCTTCCAGAACAGCGAGCATGTGATTGTGCACATCTCCCAACGCCCAAGAGGCCAAACCAAGATCCTCAACAGTCAATCCTGCTACTTGATCTGAGTTTTCATTTGTTAAATCCATTTCCATTTTTATCTCCATTAAAATATCATTTATTATATCTACTAATCTCGCAAAGCTTCAATGAGCAGCAAGAGTTCATCTAAGTCTTCTAAATTGTTTTTAACTAATCGATACGCCTTTGTTACTAAGGAAATTTCCTTCTTATCAAGCCAACCGTTCTCGATGTAGTTTTCCTTCAGGTCACGCTTTTGATCTTTGAATGGTTCAATGCAATCTTCGATCGCCTTAAGACTTGAGAGGTAGTTTCCCATATGCTGCTCTTGAGTCTTATTAAGAGCTTCACTTGATTCCATTACGATTGGTGAGGAATCAATTCCTGTTATAAATGTACTATCCATTTTTTATTCTCCGTTATTTAATATATTACTAATGTAACTTGTTTGTTTGATCTTGTCAAGTAAATATTACCAATTTACTTTCACTATTTCTACTTTAACTGGCTCTCTACAGAAGGCATCCCAACACCATTGAAATATTGACTCTGTTGGTAGAAACTGAAGAAGCACAGGCTCCCAAGGTAACTCATAGTTGTCTATTAATTCCTCGATGTCGCCCCTGAGTAAAGTAATGTGAGCGAACCCATTGCTCTCTTGATGAAACTCATAAAAGATGTCCACATCAATCGATATAGGGAGGCCTTTGTTGTCCCCCCACATGTGTTGGCTCAAAACACTACCTTCTTCGCGATACCATCCATCATCTTCTGTACCTTATCTTGCTGTATCTTGATCACTGGTATCGATACTGAATTCGTTTTACTAGTACCTAGGAGAGCTCCTACACCATTGTTAAGCACCAATCGCAATCTAAGCCCAATATCATGTTCGGTTCCCTCAGCGTCATTGAAGAGGATTTTAGCAGAGGTTTTACCTCGTCCGAACTTGAGACTTGGAGTTGAATTCGCGATGTGATCGGCCAAGGGAGTATCAATGAAAGAATATACGTAGTTCTTATCGGATGATTCATCAGTAACAACAATTGTTATGCTCTTGTTCTTTTCTAGAATGTGATCTTTCAGAATATTACGAAGATCGTTACTCGTTAGTTTTTTTAGGTAATTGTAGAAAACTTCATTCAGCTTCGTTCTAGCTAGCTCCTTGTCGGTCTCAGAGTCTTTAATATCTAGTACAGACTTCTTAACTCCAGATAAAGACTTAGTGTCTACTACCGCCTTACTTGAGTTCACATAATCAAATGATCCTGTTTTCAGGCTCTTCTTTAGCTTCGCCGAGATCATGACGGTTTTAGTACCATCAGTCACCTCTAGGTCTTGTTTGTATTGTGTTCCGCCTTTGGCTATAACATTAATGTTCTTCCCTAAAAATGGGAATAAGTTGCTAGCCTCTTTGAGCAGTTTTGGTATCAGATCTTTCTCGTTTCTTTTTCCGTTAAGATCCGATGATCCATCAGTTTTGTAAGCCATGTGTTTCTCCTGTTTGTTAATGTTTCTTTTATCTAATATAACACGATATACAATCTTGTCAAGTAGAAAAGTATAACTTTGTCTATTCTTCAATATCTTCTGCTAACCCTCTTTTTCTATTCTCCTATTTGTCGTAGCAATCGCATCTTCACTAATATCAAACAGGGTATATTCTCTGCCTAATAATGAAGCCGCAACACCTGTCGTTCCAGAGCCGGCAAATGGGTCTAAGACCATATCTCCCTTGTCTGTCGACATCTCAATGATCCTCTTCATGAGCGACAATGGCTTCTGTGTTGGATAAACTCGCTCTTCGCTTCCCATCGCAATCGATGATAAATCATCCCAATAGTCAGTAGAGGCTTTGCCCTTTGATTCATGAGAGTATATCTTCTTATATGGCTTCCCTTTTCGTGTTGGGAAATGAATCCTATTGTCTCCAACAAGCTTCTGCAGGTCTTCTTTGGACATCCTCCAACCGTACTGAGGTTCATACGTTTTTCCCTTGTGTTCCAACTTATAATACCTCTTAGATGTTGAGCGGTCAGGGGCTTGTGTCTTTGTGTAACAGACATGTCCCAGAGCATAGTTCCCTCTAGAATCTTTATTGTTGTATGAATTCGCTGCATAGTAAGCATCTAGTGGTTGATATACCATATTGAACTTAGGCTTGTCCGAATGAGAACACCAGAAAATAACATCGGTGCAAGCACCTAACTTAGTCTTGGTATTGTTCTTCGACCTTGATCTCTTCCAAAATATTGGTTGTACCTTTTTAAAGTACTTAGCGCAGAGCATGTTTGGAATAAGCATCTGGTCTGCCGAGATGTGGAAGAATAGAGAACCATCCTTCTTGAGAGATCTCGCGCACTCCTTGAGGATAGGCTCAATCAAACTTATATATTCCTCGTCAGATCCAAATACATCATCGAACCCGATTGAGTCGTCGAGCGAGGTCAATCTATATTTCCTATCAGAGTTGAATGGAGGGTCGAGGTAGATTGACTGCATCGATTCCGTTTCAACTTCCATGAGTAACTCTTTCGAGTCTCCTAGTTCTATTCTATTCATTTTAACTCCCCAATATGTTCTAGAACTCTATCTGTAAGAGCTCCTATATCGTTTTTCTTACCAAAAACCTGCCCATCTTCCATATGTATTTCAGGATAGACTTCTCCACCTTTGACTTGTTCGCCATCAACAGTTATAAAACGAAATGGTAACATCCTACTATCTATGAAGATGGGGGTAATTTCTATGCGCTCTTTGGAAATACCAACGGCAAAGGCAATTTCTTCTAATTCATTCATTGTTTTTCCTTTTCTAGAAAATTAATATAACCTGCCCAATCCAAGTTGTCAAGGGCAGATGGTCACTTTATCCTAAAAGCTTCCAATTCTTTGATATCGGACCAGATGTTGAGAAGCCCCAAGCTTCATCATACTTTGGCCACTCTACAACATAGAGTCGATTCAAATGTACAACATCCACTTTTGATTTAACTCCCCAACAATTGAACCTCTTTTCTTCCATGTTTGAATCAATAACTTTCACAGTGAAGTAGTCTTTACCCCTTTTGGTCTTCTTCTCTACAACTTCTGTGGGGACACACCAACATTTCCCCAAATCAGGATCATACTCTGAGATTGGAAGTATTCCCTGACTCTTGAAAAAAGCATATGCCTTTGCAGGTACTACCATATTGATCGGATATATACCAGTCAAAGTCTTATAGTTTGTAATGAGCTCAGACTTGGAGAAGTCTCCCTCTTTTCTGTACTTCTTAATGTTCAAGCCAAGCTTCTTCTTGTTCGTTGGCTTATCAACTACAACTGCTGACCAGAAGTGTTTGGTACCAAAGAACCTATCATCTAACAATGATTCCATTGCTCCGGCTCTACAAAGGGCATCTAGGGACTTCTTATTAACTTTCCGTGCGACCACACCTTTGTCGAACAAGAGTTCCTCTACAGAGGCAAATGGACGCTTCTCGATGATTTCCTCAATGGCCGCCTGACCTAATCCCTTGATTGTTGTGAGTGGAGAGATTAGCACTCCATCTCTCACTTCCCACTGCATCCCTGAAGTATTGATGTCCAGTCCCTTAATCTTATAACCTAATGATTGAGCAATACTAATCGCTGATTCCTTACGTTTTGCGGGCTCATGGTCCAAAAATGCTGATACCCATTCATCCTTATAGTATGTCTGTAACCAAGCACACTGAAAAGTGATGATAGAATATGGAATTGCATGATTTTTGGAAAATCCGTATCCCGAGAAGTACTCCATCTTATCCCAGAGAGCCTTGCCTTTAACGAAACCCAGACCATTTTTCTCGCAACCAAGAATAAACTTCTTTCGAAGGATTTCCTTCTTCTCTTTTACTTTGCCTGTTAGGCCCTGTTTGGTGAGTAGCTTACGAAGAACATTCGCATCAGACATTGAGATATCATCTCCCAGAGCATGAGCTAGATTCATGATATCCTCTTGGAAGATTATTAGCCCGAAGGTCTTACTCAAAACTCTCTCAATGATTGGGTGATCGTATTTGATTGGCTCAGCACTAAACTTTGCTTTCAAGTACAACTTATCCACGCCCGCAGACAATGGTCCCGGACGATAAGTGGCTGAAACGGTTGCGATTTCCTCCAAAGAAGATACTTTAGATGAAGTTCCCAAACGTTGCATACCATCATTCATAAATTGAAACGTTCCGGCATAGTTACCATCATGAAATACTTCCTTGTACACCTTTTGGTCATTCATATCAAGCACAGATGGGTGCAAGTTCGCGAAGTACCACTTCTTAGCGTTCTCAAAGGTTGCCTCTTCTCCTTTGTTTCTAAGAATACGATAGATAGCATCCTCGAACGTCTTCAATGTCTCAAGGCCAAGGATATCAAACTTAATGAATCCAAGAGGTTCCAAGTGACGAACGTTTTGACCTTCTGTCCAAGGAGTCTGTCTAATGCCCTTAGAAGTGATTAAAGGCATTCTGCTAGGCAGATAGTCTCCGATGATGGCTCCGGCGGCATGACGACCGATTGAGCGGGGCTGCCCGACGAGTCCAAGCACTTGTGACTTGATGTGTGGGTATTTTGCAAAGAAGTCCTGAACTGACGTGGAATACTCACATAAATCTTGGAACGTTGGAGAATACATACCAGCTTTGATTCCTCTCGCTTTCTTTGCGGGACCTGTGGCTTCTTTTACCATAATCTTAGTTACTTGGTTCACCTCGATAAAGTTGACGCCTTCTCTCTTCGAGATATCCTTAATAAGAGAAGCAAGTTGAAGAGTGTTGTAATTCGTAATGAAAGCTACAGAATCAGATCCCCACTCATCTACCATTTTATCCTTAATGAGAGAGTTATCTCCGAAGTCAAGATCAATATCCGGCATCGAAGTTTCTTTTCTGTTGTGGACTGTTACGCCCTCAGTAGTTTCATTTCTACCATTAGCTACAACTGCGATTTCTAATTCTACGTCAGTTAGCTTCTCTATTTTATTGATCTTAAAGTTCATTAACCCTCCCGGTTTATCCTAAGGTAACTCGTTTGCTACCTTAGGTCAAGTGCTTTTGCTTAGTTTTATATTAAATTTTGAATAAAGAGACGATTTCGTCCCCCTCGATAAGGTTTTTAACCATCACCTCTCTCTCAAAAGCTCCCCTCTTCACCTTGATGAATAGCTCTGGGCTTAACGTGATTTCTTTTCCACTATCGCTTGTAAGCTTGATATAGTCACCTCGCTCTTTGTATCCGCCTGTTTTCGTTTCAAAACCCTCTAGCTTGCTTTTGGTCAAAAAACGCTCAAAAGGAAGGTTCCACATGATTGGATCGATGTGGGTAATCTTTAGTAAGAACGCCAACAAACTCCCGGCCGCAGAGCCTCTACCGGGACCAACGAAAGTATATTTCCAAGAGAAGTCAGTAATAGCTTTTGTTACTAGAAAATACTCCGAAAACTTCTGAGATGCAATGATTAGGAGTTCTTTGTCCAATCTGTTACTATATTCTCTCTTTTTCGACTCTTTCATACTAGAAATGTAAGTATCTAACGCAGTCTTTGCAGTTTCTGATAAAAACGTATCAGCATCAGTATCATCTGGTACGATAAAAGAAGGAAGCTGCACAGAAGTATCAGGGAGAAAGTCTTCAATTTGTCCAAATGCAATCTCTCTCGTTCTTGTGATTGAGTCCATAACAATATCATCATCATAAGCAACACCGAGCATATTAGAATACTTTCGATATGATTCCCACATCTCATGAGCATTCTTTGGATATAGTTCATAACCGATCTCCTCAACGCTTTCAGGAATTTCATCACTCATCCACTCCGGCATCTTTCCGAGCCAACCCAGTCTCTTGTATAGCTCTCTACCTTTCCAAGCATCAGGGTTTGGATAGTGTGAGTCACAAGTTGATATCAGCTCAACACCAAGTGTCTTCGCTACTCTAATTAGGACAGTATTCAACATATGCTGTTCTGGTACATTATTCCATTGTAGCTCTGCGTAGAATCTATCTCCCAGTAGGTCTCGAAACTTCGTTAGATCAGCCAACATACTATCATATACAGCGTCTTCGCCTTCATCTTGGTGTTTCCACACTGCTTCCGAAGCTATACCACCAAGACATGCTGTCGTGACGATAACGCCATCTGAGTGCTTCTTCAGCAATTCGAAATCGATACGAGGCTTACGATAGAAGTAATCCCCAGTGTATGACTTAGAAACCATCTCATAGATATTCTCTAGTCCCTTCTGGTTTTGCGCTAGAAGAATGATATGTCTCTTACGAGATAATGCTCTCTTATCATCTCGTTGGCCGTCCTCCATAACAACAGCGGATAAACCACTTTTGACTTCTCTTGCTCTCTTTTTATCCAAAGCAATTTCCGCTCTGAGCTTACTCCACTCTTCTACAGATTCAATGTAATATGCTTCAACTCCAAAGATTGGCTTGAAATCTTTTCCTTCCATCTTCATCTTCTTTGCCTTTAAAAGTTGGTGAGACAGACCATTCATTGACCCATGATCAGTTAAAGCAAGGGCTTTCGAACCATTCGAATAAGCGAAATCCATATGATCTTGGGGCAATCCAAAACCATCAAACATACTAAACGCACTGTGGGCATGTAGTCCCACAAAATCAGAACTTCTAAGCTCTTTACCGTTAACAATAATTGCTTCGTTTTTCATAACATCTCCTGTTTGTTTTTAATGTAACCCGTATAGACCAACTTGTCAAGCTTTATTATAAACTTTCCTAATATAAATCAATTATAGTCGAAGATCCTTTGTGTTTCAAGAATATCAGATATTCACCACATCATCTCTCGTCCTTTGCTCCGGGGAAGACTGTCTTGCAGTGAGTTTAATCACACATGACGTGGATTAAACGTGAGAGATACCACAATAGTGATGGGAGATTCGTGATTTACTGCGAAGTTACAGTCTGCGTTGCCCAATCGATTAGTGCGAAGGGTGTGTACGAACCCTCAATGGATATAGGTCTTGTATCTGACCAGACTATCGACCCGTTTAAATATATGTTAACGGTTACTTCATTCGGGCCTGAATACACAGAGCCCGGATAATCGTGTACATACACCGTATATACTCCGTCAGTTTGTGGGGCGTATATGTTTATATTCTCAGGGCCTGCTCCAGAAATGTCGTCGATATCCAATTTTGGATTGTCCTCTGTTACCCCTATTAATCCCCAATCTAAACTAGCCCATGCACAATTAGCGTAATAACAATCAGAATTAGTCTCAAGAATACCACCGGGAGCAAGGAGGTGGAGATCCATGTCGTCACCTGAATGTACCCAGAACATCTCAACCCAAAGGCTTTGGGCAGGTATAGCTTCTAGCGAAACTCTACAGCTGTCTGTTAGGCCCAGTTCGTTTGTTACAGTTAGCTCTCCTATATACTCACCTGCTAGGTCGGCATAGAAGTCTGATATATATATACCTGAGTTAAAGGGTAATGATGCTGCTGATCCCTCTGGTTGTTCGACTAAATTCCAGTAGTATGAGATAATAGTATTTCCAGAGGCGGCATAAGAATTTGATCCGTCAAAGGTTGCTGGTGTGAATGGTGGAGTAACTGGATTTGGAGCTACTGAACAGACAGCAACGGGTGCTGACTCATCAACTTGATTATCGCCAGTCTCTTCTGTTCCCGTGTCGACTTGGGATGTTGCCGTATCAGTTGTATTTTCTACTACCTCGTCAATGGGCTCATCTATATTTTTCTCTTCAGTTAGCTGATATTCTGAGCATGCCGCTAAATAGTATAAGAATAATATTCGACTAATCATTGGTTACAATCTCCATAGATTGCATAATCAACTTGGACCGCATCTCCACCTTCAGGGATATAGTCTGGATCGAAGTCAATCGAGTTGTCAGTTGGATTATAAGTCCATCCGAGAGTTGTTCCGATGTTGTTCAACTTTACAGTAATAGTTGCAGGAATAGGCCATTCAGTTAGCTCGAAAGATGTAAGATCCTGTGCAGAACCTTCAGCCAATGCTTCAAGATGAGTACCCCAGTCTGTCGCACAGATAGAGAGGAATAGACCACCAGTCGCAACCGATGCTTCGTACATTCCAGTATAAGGTTGGTTCCCAGCACAACCAGAAGGATAGTCACCACCAATCGCGTGGATAACAACATCATTTGGATTGGACTTCAAAGATTGAAACAAGGATACATAGTAAGAGTAGTTGTTTACAGATTGTTCCGGCTCATCAGATACACCAACCAAAGCTAGTTTCGCATTTTCACGGATTAGACCAGCATTACAACCAGTTGTTGTTGGAACACCATTCATATTCACTGAATTAGCGAGTAATTGTTCCAATTGCATAAATGCACGCTCTTCGTTTGAGCCATAACCAATATTTTGATTATTGATGTCAATCATTTGATTAATGATCGTTTCAGCCTGAGAAGCAGAGTGAGAATTATCAATAAAGAGTTCTCCACCTGGATTCACACAACCAGGATCTCCAACGATTGCCGCAACATGGTAGTCAGCATCCATTCCAGCAAGAATATTAGTGAAGGTTCCAAAGTTAGTAAGCATATTGGCTACGTTCTCATCCATTGAGCAAGAACGGTCAACTGCAAAGATAATATCGGAAGCACCTTGAATCGGTTGTTCAAAGAGATCTGAGTTTTCTCCAAAGATTTCGCCCAGTGCATCTTGGGTTACCAATGCTTCTGGTTGGTATGGGTCATTGGAAGAAACGGTAAGGAATGCAGCATCTGGAAGTTCATCCATTGGAGCATAATCTACAAAGACCTCAATTTCACCGTTTGGTTGGATAGTCCAGGGTAATGGGCCATTGACGGCCTCCAAAGCATCAAAGGAAAGGTCTGTGGATGCTGTTGAGAAGTTGAAATTATCGACGATTAGATCAGCAGTACCAATATTAGAGATGGTCAGTGGTTGAGAAGAATCACAGCCTACATATAAAGAACCGAAATCATACTCATTTGGATCGATGTTGATAATCGGAGCAATACCAGTTCCATTAAGTTCAATTTGAGCAGTTGGAGTGTCAGGATCATCAGATTCGATATAAGCGTAACCACGAGTAACTTCAGCAGTTTGGGGCTCAAATGTGATTGCAAACTGTGCTTGCTGATTAGGAGCGATTAAAGGAGAGGAGATAGCTTGATAGGAAAAAGGACCAGTCTCATCATCTAACCATATCTCTTCAATATGAAGATCTGCTTCACCGATATTGGAAACGATAACGATTTCTTGTGCTTGAAGTCCATCAGCGGCATTTAAATCTGGAAAATTGATTACAGCTGGATTTACAACGATATCTGGAATTCCATCATCACTCAAATCTCCAGCAGCCGTTGTTTCTTTGATATCATATTCTGTACAGGCCGCTAAATAGTATAAGAAGAATATTCGATTAATCATTGGTCACCTCTTGTTAGTAAATATTGCTATAGAATTCTTTTATTCATTTTCTACAAATTAAAAAGAGAGGGCGGTGGGAATCGAACCCACGACATCCTGATTATCAGCTCAGACACTCTACCACTGAGTTACACCCAAAAAAAGATGGTGGAGAATAACGGATTTGAACCGTTGACCCCCTGCGTGCAAAGCAGATGCTCTCCCAACTGAGCTAATCCCCCATATGTAGTGACCCCAACTGCAATCGCAAGGATCGCACCCGCAGGCTTCACAATAATCGTATTTATTTGCATTCTTCATATTTTTCTCTTAAAGCGATGGAGGTTGTACAACGCTTATCACGATATCCTCCAATTCACAATTAAATAGTTTTCAGAAGATACAAAGTCGTTTATTTTACGTTAACATTTTAAGTTGATCGATGGTGAGCCCCAAGTTGTAAAGCTCAACATCTTACTCTATAAACTGGTCATTAATTCTCGCATCTTAAACATCTTCCACTTTGAGTGTTAACCATTCGCACTTTGTTGAGAGGATCTCCCACTCAAAAGGTCCGACAATGAAGGGTTCTTCTCCGAACTCTTCAACGAATATCTCTTCTCTTTCTCTCGCTTCACATATGGAAGGTGCACGAGGCACATAATATATGCCGTTATGCTTTATGTAGACATAAGTCTTAGATACTAATTTTAGATCTAGAGTATCCATTCCATCACAGTCGCATGGATCGCAATCGCATGCTTCACAATAATCATTCATAGTCTTCTCCTAATTCATAAACGATTGGGTCAACAATAACATTAGACAAAGAAGCAGCGAGATACCGTTCTTTATCGTAAACATTTCTTCTCCAAGAAAATACCAAGTCAATGGTATAAATATTAAATAGCCTATACCAAAAGTGATAAACCTAATGGAACACAAAGAATCCATCTCAGCATACATCAGTTTGGTACCATAGGCAAACGCCAGTGTTGTTATCGGTGCGAAGCATGCAGCAAGCAACATTGCTTTGGTCGCATTCTCTTCTGCTATGATACCTGAGTTCGATTGAAACCAAGCCATGACCTGTCCGATAACGAACAATACAATTCCATAAAATAGCTTCATACTTCCTCCTTACTTTGCCGCCATACACATGGAAGCGGACATTAATTCTCTCATCTTGAATAAACCCTGCTCCTTGTGTTTGCACTCGAGCATCACATGAACATCAAATTCATAAGTTTCAACCGCTGTCCAATAAGAATCAGAGTGAGCCTGTGGTTTGATTTTAGGGTCATCATATTCAACAGAGCGAGACTGAGAGTAGTGAATGACTGGAGGTATGCCGTCTGGCCATGTTGAAACGGCCAGAGACATTGCCTCATAATCAGTTTGGCCACCAGTACACATTGTATGGTGATGCACATCATGCACGATGGGAATGTTTATGTGCTTGAACACACCATCATAAAGCTCTTGTGTTGAGTAGAGCGATTCTTTGTCGTCGTTCTCCACGGTCAGCCGAGACTTGACGGCATCGGATAAGCGGTCGAAGTTCTTACAGAATGTAGCAAGAGCCGTTGGCTTGTCGTTATATGCCGCACCAACATGAATGTTGATCTTTGCCCAAGGCGAGCGAGGCTGACATAGCAAGTCCATCATCTGCCCGTTGATCTCAAGGTCTTTGATGGTGTTAAGTACAACCTGCTCGTTGGGAGAGCAAAGTTTATTGAAGGGACCGGGATGACATGTGAGACGAATGTCGTGATCCTCGGCATATAGACCGGCTTCATAGAGAGCCTCCTCGATAGCATCGAAGTCTTTGAGATCCTCGAGGGCATACTCAGAAGCCCAAGGGAAAATCTCGGAAGATATACGAAAGAAATGAATGTCGTGCTTTGCATTCCACTTAAGAATGGTAAGCAAGTCAGTTACATTCTGCAGGATAAGCTCCGACGCATAGTCGATACCTTTGTCTTGGAATGTCTTCTTGCGCATTGTGCGATTGGTTGATACCTTTGGCTTGACTGCCGATAATTCCATGTTGATACATGCATAACCTAAATTGTAATTCATACGTCCTCCGTGGTTGTTATACTAGTAATGTAACTGGTTCTGATTATCTTGTCAAGCCATTTTCTCCTACTTTCTCATTTATCATACCCCCAAGCTAGCATGAACCTGTTCCAAATCTTAATCCAAATCGATTATAACCGAAAATCCTTCGTATTTTATCACAGCCTTTGCGCCGTGCTCCGTAACAATACGACCAACTCTTGCTTTGCCGGGAATTCTACTAAGTATCCACTCGATATTATTACACAAGTGTGAGCCTTGGTCTTTAACGTCTTGTAGCTCTTTGATTAACTGAATGTCGTCATTGAGGTCTCTAATCTCACTCTTTGTTCTATAGGTCTTTATAATCTCATCAGAGGTTTCACTCATTTCACCGATCTCTTGGTCTACTCTGAATACTCTTCCGTCATCAGCAAACTCATAGTCTTGCCAATCATTCATGGTTACGGCCCAAGAGTAATCTTCTCTTTTAACAGCCACATCCTCTCGGAGGTCTGCTTGTGGAAATAGCTGTCCAAGCCTGAAATGTAGGGACGAAGCAGAGGTTTGTGGTTGCTTGAGCTTCACATCTTCCATAGATTCTCTATTAAAAAAACGAGTACCATCGGCTTGAATGTGTATTTTTCTCTTTATAATATGTTGGAAGCGTACTTTATCCATATATTTATACAGCTGGCCTTTTTTTTCATATATATCCCCTTGGAAGTAACGGTACTCTGTCTCTCTCAGGCTTTCTACTTTTTCTCCAAAAAATATCTCTGTGTGCTGGTCATAAATCATCTCGTATTTCTTTTTAGTAAAAATGTTTCTTAAAAACCCTAACATGTTGCTCCTTGTGAAATTCTAACTACCATATCTACTATAGCAAGATCAATTAACAATGTTCCAATGAATAGGAACTCTGCTCTCTTTTCGTACTTGGCGTCTAACCAAAATAAGCCTAATGTAATCATATCATCTCCTAATTTAATAATATCTACGATTCTTTCCACTGTTTAAATGCTTTATATGTCCTTGTTTCCCATAGCACCCTTATCCTTCTATCAGCCTCTGACTTTTGGGGAGGCCAGCTTGTGAGATAAGAATCTCTAAGATATCTATCATATGAATTATGCTCTTCTAGTCCATATAAAAATCTATACCTATCGTTTTCATTACTGCACGCTAGATAGTCTAGCCTTGCGATTATATCTAGAGTCATAGTATCAGTATATTCCAAGTCACTTTCCAAATTATTTAAGTTTGAGAATGAGGACATCGAGCGGCTTCCTCTAAACTTTATAAATAACCTAATCATATCGTATCTCTTGATATCTCGCCTTAGGTCATATAATCTACGATCCCACTTCCGATCAGTATTTGAAATCCTAAGCCTCTTTACTAGCCAGATCTCATATTCCAGTACCTCAGCATCATGCCTAACTTCCGCCTGCAAATCTCTGAAGGCCTTGAAAATGTTCTCATCTGTTATTTTTATCATATCCCTTATTTTACCTTCACCAGCATTGACTCGGCTAATGTTTCCTTTAGTTTTGAAGGAAACCATAGCACCTCAACAGAATTAGAATACTCGCCATAATATCCAGTGGAATAGGGTGACTCATCTACTCCAGTGATCAGTCCTGTTCTTTTTTTATTCGAAGTGTAACCATTAAAGAATCGAGAGGGGTCAAGGGTAACCACATCTCCAAGCTCTATGGACTCTTCGTACTCTAGGAATTTATTCTCCAATGTCGATTCTCTAGATGTGAATTCTACAGGATCTAACAGGCTCACTGGTACCTTCAATTTCATACCTAGTAGGGAAATTCTCTCTTTGTTCTGTATAGCATACGGTGTCTTTTGCGACACGCAAGCGCCGTCGCACATTATATATTTAAGCTTCATTTATCCTCCTAGTGGCTTTATCAAAATAGTCCTTATCGGGCTCACACCCTATGAAATTCCTTCCCATGTTCTTTGCTGCAACCAACGTAGTAGCGGAGCCCGCAAAGGTGTCTAGTACCATCTCACCGTCGTTACTATGGATAGCTATAAGGTCTTCCATAAACTTGATTGGCTTCTGCGTCGAATGGAACCTCCCAGCATCATGACATATAGGGTAACGATACAATCCATTGTGATACTTTGAGTTGAATGTCGGTTTTGACTTCCTCACAGCAGACAAGGCTACCTCTCTAGAATTGGTCAAATAGTTCCTACTAGAGTTCAGAGGGACGGGGTTTGTCTTGATCCAATCTATAAACCTGATCTGCTTGAACCTGTGTCTCTCTAATATCTCCTTGACTTGCGTGATCTTCCAGAGATCGCAAAAGATTATTGCTGTGCCTCCGTCTTTCAGAACTCTATAATATTCCTTGATCGAGTCTTCGAGATCCTTCATAGAGAAATTCTCCTCTTTGTCCCAATCTCCGAACTCCGTATCAACAGCAAACCTCTTAACTCCCTCTTTCACACTCTTGAATCCTGTCTTGTGAGATATGATATATGGAGGGTCTGTTAGTACCAAGTCTATACTTTTGTCCAAAAGGCTTTTCATTATAGCCAATGAGTCCGTATTTTCAAATCTATTTCTCATTATTCTCTCCCACTTCATACTCAACCCCATCTACAAATATTTCGATGGTTCCGCCAGTCATTGGTTGGATTACGCAATCTACTCCAAGAAGTAGGCACAACTCCTTTGCTTTCTGTATCGTCTTCTGCGTTGGTACCTCAGACCCATATGAATCCCAGTTTCTCTCTAGTGCTTTAATATGATCGAATGCTTTTTCTTGCCCATCTGGTAGCTCTTTTCTACAAGTGGAACACAAAGTCGTAATCCAGCCTTTTCCTCCTACTTTTCCGGGACTTCCGCAACTTTCACATGTAACATAAGATAGTCTCTCAGCAAATGATATTATAGCATGAGACTCTTCGAAGCCTCCATCCACATAAAACCTTAGACCTCCGAATTTCTCTTTTACTTGAGCCGCCTTAACCTCACACTTATTTCTCTTGAGACTATAACATAGTTGGTCTATTATATTGAACCAACCATCACCACACTCAAAGTAAAAGTTCTCTCCGAATATCTCCGGATGATTCTTTAATAATAAGTCAGATTTTGTATCCATTATGACCTCCAATGTCTATGTTAATACTATAACAGGTTAAAGAGAGACTGTCAAGTCAAAACTATCATTTCTACTCAGTATCAATGGCTACCTTGTTGTGGCCATATGCGTATAATACCGACTCCTTTGGGCATATCGGAGTATTATCCATTGTTCCTGCTAGCATATTAATATACTCTTTCCAAGAACGGATATTATAGAAACCCTCTATCTCAAGCTCATTCATCTCACCTAGTTCTAAAGGAGCAAATACCTTATCTACATCAAACCATCTTGCAGAATATCTCTCTTTTGGCGGCAATTTAGCTGTGTCTCCGAATTTTGACCCCGGAGGTCTTATACCTGTTCCGGTCCTCACTATTCTTCTGAACTTAATCCACTCGTCTTTTGTAAACGTAAAGGATAGGAAATGTCCGTCTTTGACTGTCTCACCATTATAGCTAAGATAGAAGTTCTTTGGACCAGATATTAGCCTCCTACTAGATCTAATTTGGCTTGGATCGAAGTAGTTATGGGGAAACGATACATAGTATTTGCTAGGAGAAAACCATCTAGAGATACCACTGGACAGCTTAAAGGCCGTTAAGGCGCCGTGAATGACCGACCATGATAAAGAATCTCTCCTTCCTCGATCCTTTGCATGCAAGGGAATATAGAAGATTGGAATCCTTCTTTTTGACTCATGTGGTATTGGGTCGCAAGTGCGATCGCTCCATACAGGATCTCCACAGAAGTCACCTATTCTCTTCCTCACAATAGGGGCTGTATCGTCGTTGATGACGATGTATATCGCTTTGCACCCTGCATATGCGCACTCGACAACAGATGACTCTATTAGCGTGTAGTCTGGCGCTATTGGGGTGAGACAATCGGGCCAAGGCATTTGGAAATCATGGTCGTTTCTACCAGATACTGGTATTATCCCAACCAGATTTCCCGTTTCGACGTGAGTTTCTTGTGCATTTTCCATGCCTTACCTTCCTTTTGGTCTAAATTTATTACTTCTCTGAAGGACATTTTCTGCTTTACTATAGGAATCGCTATTCTTGAGGCAAAATCAAACTTAATCTTCTTGAAGTACTCTTTTGTTTCCGTCCTTCTGTTGAAATTTCCTCTAAGACCTGCCTTGTTAAACATCCTTCTAGTCTTAATCCCAACGATTCCGGGAGAAAAGTTTGCACTCGACAAATTCATTCGATTCATTGTCGATACCACAGTGAAGTCTTTTGTGATCTTCTTTACCTTTGTTCTCTTGGAGCTGTAAAACAACACTCTACTGCAGAAATCATCACCGGATAGCAACCTTGCCTTTTGGTGTGATTCGCCTCTCTTCCAATAGAATTCGTCGAACACCTCAAACTTTCCTGTTTCATCTCCGTCGAACACCTCAAACTCATCAGGGTATGTTATCTTGCTGTTTCCCTTTGTTATTATCATACTAATATTCGGTCTAACAGCAGAAATGTTTCCTTGATGTTTTAGATTTCCGGATAGAGCCATAAGGAATATCAGATTATTTGCTAGTTGTTGCGGAGAATCAACGCCAAACTCAGATAGATCTACGCCATCGAATTCAGAAGAAAAGTGGTGAAATGAAAAAGGCTCCGTCAAGATACAGTCCCTCTGGAGCCTCCAAGCATAAAGTAAGCTAGTTAGTGTTCTTCCTACAATCAAGATTCACCATCTTGATTCCAATTGTCTCTAGCGAATTTGGCTAAAGGATGTTCTCTAGAAGGACCAGTATCTTGCCTAATGGGATCAGGACTGATCGCCGGTGTATTGGCCAATTGATCAGAATATTCGGATCCTAGTCTATCAACAGATTCTCGCATAGCACCTAGAAATTGATCGAATACTCCTTCTTTCAAGCCAATATGCCAATCTGCAAGTCTTCCTAGAAGTCCTGGTTCTACGTCTTTATATTGTCCAGTCCCAGTTGTGGCTCTTGTCGCTACAGAATCATTAAAGAAGCTCTCTAGATTATCAGTGAGGTATCTAAGTTCTTTGATGCCCTCCTTTCTTCCACTTTCAATCTCTTCGGACATCTCTTTTTCCCACAGACTAACTGTGAATTTAACTAGTTCTTCAACATGATTGTTTCCTAGGATAAGTTTCCACCAATATGTCCAACCAACAAGTAAGCCTCTAATAGCCTTTTGTTCACCAGACTTGCTCATCCAATCATATTCCACAGCCGCTGCTTGTATCGCTTCGGGAACATTTACTGATGATAGGTATGACTTGGCCCATTTTCTCACATCGTATTCGCCCGAGCGTGCAACAAAATGATCCATAAATATATCAACTGCTCCATTTGGAATACCAAGTGCCCTATAGAGACCTTCTAGATTTGCTCTTTTTGTAGGCTTCATGGGATCTCTCGCTTCTTTCAGCGACACCATCCAACTATCATACTTCTTTTTTCCATCTTTGTTCATTTTTTAATACTCCCTTAAACATTCTTCCGGCACATTAAGTTTAACACTACCATTAACCAATACATCATATCCCCAGAATTTATATTCTATAAACTCATTCGAGCTATACCCCGCTAATAACTTCTTTTCTGTTATTATCCCAATATTGTTTTTTGCAACAATTTCTTCATAAATAGTTGATGTAGTGTTAAACTTTACCAAATCTCCCAAATCAAACATTATTTACCCCTAACTTCTTTATATGCTGCTACTGTGACTGGCCACAGCTCTGTAGCAATTCTCAAACAAGCTTTAGCCACTTCTTGGATTTCCCATTGAGCACCCTCATGCATTCTAAGATCGATAAACTTTAGAAGATTTGAGAGATTTACGGTTCCATAGTATCTTGTATAGAGATTCTGTGGTAATACGCCTCTGGCTTGTTCTCTACATACACCTTCTGATGTTAATCTATTAAACAGCCTCAACGAGTCCACATGATGGTTTCGAACCAAGTCGCTTGCCTTAAAGTCAGGTAGATCATTATCAATGATGGGGTTAATGAGAACTTCAGCATTTGAAGCCTGTCTGTTACTCTTATGCTGTGTTCGAAACTCTAGAGGTGAATAAAACTTCATATCAACCTCTGTGTATCTACGTGAGATCTCATTATATGCCCATGTCCGATGTCTCATATGCTGTCTAGCGACATACATTGGTACTTCAAAGATGAATGTAACTGAGTTATGCTCCATAGTAGAGGTGTGCTTGTGGTTGATCAGGTATTTGATCAGCTTCTTATCTCTATTTGTTAGATCACCATCATCATCGTTTCCGAATGATACACGAGCTGCATTAACAATAGTTTTATCTGTTCCAACATGGCTGACCAAGCTAACTTGGCCAATTCCATCTCCGTATAAATCAATTGTAATATTTTCCAACTTTTTCACTACCTACTCCCTTCCATTAATTTAAGCAATTCTCTCTTTTTCGCCACTAGCTTGAGGCGAGAGTAGCGGACATGGGACCCAAGAGTTGTAGACTCATTGACCTTCTTGGATAGAATAGAAATTTCATCAACCAATTTCTTCGATCCCGCAGTATTTGATGCATCGTCGGAAGAAATTATAATATATCTGGATTCTCGAAGATACTTAGGATCCTTCAACTTAATGTCCTGATTTCCTTTGAATGGAGTCTCTTGGTCGTTGAAGAAATCAATTGAGAACCTCTTACCTAGCTTCTCTCCTGCAGGCCTTACTTTCCGATCTTTACCTACACCCTTTTCCTTCTCTGCCCATTTCTCGTCTGGGACATGGGAGTAATAGTCTGTTGCGCTAGCCATCTTATCATGACCGCTAATTGTAGAAGATGGTGTTATATCCTTAATTCCAACAGATGATACGGTATTATAGATTCCAGGTCCATATGTAGCCTTATCATATGCTGGATTTTCTGTGGCTTTTGAGAAGTCAATCTCGTACATACCATGAAAGAATTGCCCCTCGGTCTCCGGGGCTTTTTGGCGACGTGAGTGAATGAATGTCTGTTGCCCATACTTATAAGAGTACTTTTTAGCATCAGCCAAGGTCATGTGTGGTATTACGTAGGAGTCTTCTGGACCTTCGTACATACCTGATACTGTTCTGAACCCATATCCTGCGTGGGCCAATTCCTTTTCAAATTCCTTTATTCTATTCTTATTTTGCTGTGGGGTTAGTGGGATCGCGTGAGGGTTTTCTGGGGTTACGATAACCACTTGGTCTACGGCTCCAACATCGCCAGATAGAAGTTTCATTATCCTATCGTATTTCACGTTCTGTGTTGCTTCTTTTATAATTTTATTATCACTTAAAACCTCAGATATCAATCCCTTAAGCATGTCTCTTGTTATTTTCATTTTTATATTCTCCCATAAATGTAATTTTCTAAGATAAGGAATACTACCTCATCGCCGGTTTTCACTTCTAGAAGCATACGTCTCTCAATAACTACTGCCTCTCCGACTTCTATTTTTAATACGACATCATCTGCCTTACTAATTACTTCACAGACCATATGTGGCTCGACTGGTCTTTTAAAGTCTTCCGGCATCAGTATGATTGGAGACTCATATTCTCCGACATCATCTTCTAAGGGAAGTACCCTAACAAATCTGTTAAATGGTTTAAAGCTCATTTTTCCTCCAAAATAGAATAGTTGTGTTACTAAATAATATAACACAACTACACAATGTTGTCAAGTGAAATAGATCACTTTTTAGTACTTTTTTACTAGATAATCTCGCATGATCCACCACCACCGCAGGCAATTTCTCCAGCTAAATCGGTTTGATCATCAACTTCAATTACTTTATCTAGATTTATTCCCTTAACTAGCTTGAGCATTTCTTCGTACTTCTCTTTCGAGCACTCTTCAAATGGAGCTTGCACATAACTGTGATCATTATAGGGTAAAACAGATAAGCCGTTATAGTATTCTCTATTTTCCCACATCCACTGTCCGACTTCAGCCCATTCATCACTCTTAATGCTGATCGTAGCTGAGACGTTGTGTCCGTTTGAGCCTGTCTGGTGTCCACCTTTGACCCATTCTATAGATACTTTCTTTACTCTCTCTAGAAGGTCAATTGCTGTCTCGCTACGCAAGATTGCTCCATCTGGTGCACTCTGCGGTATAGAGATAATCGCTGTATCATGTGGTCTAAACTTATCATCCTCTAGCAATCCCGGAATATTATCCAAAAGATATCCATAAATCGATTCGTTCTTTCCAACTCTCAATCTACGAATGTAATATTCAGCATGCCAAGCATGAATTCCGCTTGAAGTTCCAAGAGTTAAACTTGTTGACCCTGCGGGCTTAACACATGTTGTTCGGGCTGCCTTGTTGATACCAATTTGCATTGCAACTCTTCGATTCTCTTTATTTACTTCCAAAGAACTCTCGGTCATACTAAGCTTTAGTACGCCACCAGATGCAATACCAGTCATAGAAACGCCAATAAGGGCCTCTTTTTCCGTTGTTCGCTTCCAGATAGGGCGTAGGTAATGAAAATCAGTATAAGACGCCTGAAGGGTCGCTATGAAGCTTGCAGCGCGTGATCTTGCATTCAGCTCTTCTTGAGTTGTAACGTCGGATACATTAATCTCAACCAAGTTGCAGAATTGATTAGGTCGTAGGCCGATCTCAACACATGGGTTAACCCCCCAATCTCTATCATTTGAAAGTACGAAACCCGGTTCTCCAGACTTTGACTCTTCGATTCGCTTCCAAACAAACTTGAAAGACTCTTCGGTAATCTTATGTCGTAATAGAACTGCTGAATTGTTCGCTCTTCCTCGTTGTGGGTTAAGCTCCCACCATGATCCTGCTTTCGACCCAAGCATTTCTTCATCATTCGCTGAGAACAACGAAATGAGTGCAGCCCGTCGGATTCCTCCGGCTAGAACGGCATCTGCAATATAACAGATGATATCATGAACCTCAATAGTAGAGAGTTTGTCTCCGTTTTGTTTTCCATCTAAAATCCCTTCCACTTTCACCAAACACTCTTTCAAAGGCTGTGGCCCTGGAGCTTTCCCACCGGATGTAACCAAGCGCATACCTTTTGCTCTAATATCCGAGAAGTCGAATCGTAGTTTTGATGTTCCCTTGAAGTAAGAGTTAATTAGTGCTCTAACAGCATCTGACCAACCCTCAATTGAATCTCCAATTAGGAATCGACGATTACGATTTGTGTTTGGTCGACGAATCTCTGGTAGTTTCTCTACATGATGCTTCTGTACTGAAAATCCAACCCCTGTTCCACCAAGAAGTAAGAACATGATCTCTCCGAAAACTCGGGCGTCATCGATTGGAGCAAACGCACAATTAAAGATACGGTTTGGAGCTACTTTGATAGGTTTGCCTCCAAACTGCAGTGATCGCATTGAAGGTAGTACTTTCTTATTAAATACATATACATATGCTGATCTGATTTCATCCTCCAAATGAGGGAACTTCTCAATATGCATAGCCATATTTCGAGTTGTAATATCTTCCCAGTTCTCCCTACGCTTAGAAGCTTCTAGGTATTTTGCATACTTCATATGAACTGTGACATCCGACAGTATTGTATTCTCTAAATTCATTTGTTTCTCCTTGAAATCTACGACTTTATCGTAGATAATAACTTTTTATTTTCGCGTTCTTTTGCATATTTTGCTTTCAATGTAGTTAAAGCATCGCCTGTGCTCTGCATACCCTCAGCTCCCTCGTTTCTATCAAGAATTGATACCTTAACGACAGACCAGTCAACAAAAGCATCGAATACTAAGCCGTCCGGACCATTCCTGTTCTTTGCAATGAACATTCGTCCCTTATTTGACTGCTTATCTTGGACTGTTCTCGATAATGAGAAGATGAAGTCCGCTACGAAGCATTTGCTGAAGGATTCCGAGATCGCTTCCATCGTGATGACTTCAGCGTTAAGACCGCCTCGATTGGTTTGAGAGGCAGTCCACACGGGGATTTCATAGGTTTGAGCAAGTCCTCGAAGGCTTTCGTAAGTTTCTTCCAATTCATGTCTTTTTTCACCTGTTACCCTTGGCGGTCTCAAAAGATCCGCATAATCAACTAATACAATATCCGGCTCAATGCCTCTCTTTCTTAATTTCTCAATGTGATTTTTTATCGTTGAGACAGATGCAGACTTCGTTGGGTACTCTTTAATTATGAGGGTTCCATCAATATCTTCAATTTTTCTTAAGATTTCTTCTTTGCTCTGACGATGCTCGTGCAAAGCCACTTCCGAAATACAACAATCAAATCGTTGCCCAACTACCGTATCTTTCAATTCTAGAGTATAATATACTACTGTCTTGCCTTGTAACAGGGCCTGTGTGGCTAGATGCACTAAAACCATTGACTTACCACTATTATGAGTGACTGTGAAGTCTTCCATTAGATATAAATGGTCACCATCCAAAGTAAAGCCATAAAAGTCGTCTTCCACAAGTTGTTGTACTTTGAAGCCTGTTCTCAACACACTCTTAACTTGCTTTCTAGGCGAAGCCGTCTTTCGTTCTAATCTCGAAGGAATAATACAGCAATCTCCACTAATGGAAACTCTATAATAAGTTCCAACAAAGTCACCACAAGATTTTTCACATTCAGTAACATAAGCTGCAAGACCTAGAGACCGAGCGATAAAGGCTACATCCTCTGATAAAGTCTGGGACTTCGAGATATAGTCATAGCAACCTTTAGACAGGCTTCCGTCGGTGTCCAACAATCCTGCAAGAACCTCAAGTCTATCTGTAACGCTAGCTGTTTTGTATGATTGTGGTATGAATTTGTCTCCCGATTTTGAACCCCGGAGACCTAAGTCCTCGAAGAAAGCTCCAACTTCATTTCTTTGACCTCTTTTCTGAGTATACAATGCTAAATCAACCGCAACTGAGTCCTGTTTTGAATATCGAGTAACTCTCATTTTGAAATCATTCTCAACGATTCGAGTTACCTCATTTAGTAACTCGCTATCTGCCGATGTGAATCTCATGTTATAATTACAAGTCGATCCGTCACCTAGCATGGCTCCCACGAAATATGGATGCTTCACTGAGGCACTACCTTCAAACTCCTGCACTTTACTTCTGTACAGTTTGTGAATATGCTTGAATGTATTGCTCTTCTGATTATACTCGTTTACGGTCAGGTTGATAACTGTTCCGGATTTTGATGTACCATCATTAGTTCGTACTAAAGATAGGATATGCTCACCATTTACAACAAAGGATTTTCCCTTTGTTGGTTGGATTTCATACATCATCTCATTTCCTCGACATAATCGAAGAACTGTCCGAAAACCGATAGGTCCCATCAGTTTGTCGCCAACTACTACGTCTTCAACATTCTTCATTGCGCCAGTTGATAACATAATCTTAGTACCAATAGCATGGCACCCAGTCGGAGCGATAACTACACCGAGTTCTGAGCTTCCTAAGCCACCTTTGATGATCTCGTCCATTCTTCTCCAACCTGTTGTGATTGGATTTCTAGCTGCCTCTTCAAATCGCAACAATGTGTCCTTGTGGAAATCATGACCAAAGTCATTATCCGTACCGAGAACCAAAGCATCTTTAATAACCTTCTCAATTTCATCAAAAGAGGAAGAATTAAGCAACTTCGCAGACTTCAACATGGCTGTTTTCAATGATTGCTTTCGGCAAAAGTCGATTGACTTGTCTTTTATAAATAGAGTTTGTTCTACGCCGTCTGATGTGTGAATACGGGCATAAAACTCTCTTACCTGCTGTGCTGTTGCTTTATCATGATTCCCTAACTCTGTTCGTAGTAGGGTCATCATTACTTCTGGATTCGGGTGAGTGTTGTACTTTTCTCTATAGTTTATCAATGTTTTAGCGAAGATCTGAAGATATTTCTTCTCGAAGAAGTTGATGTCTAACACTTCTGTTATTTGATCGAAAAATGGACGATCTTCCAACATAAGTTGGCATATATTCTCTTGAAAGCTTTTCCCAAAGCGAGAAAAGGATTCGGTCTTTGTAAGTTCTTTCATTTGTTCTCCTGTTTCATCACATGTAACACTTCTACTCTAATTTGTCAAGTAGTTTCTTACGATATTCTTCTATTCTAGCTTTGGATATGGCGAAATAATCTTCATCAAATTCCATTCCAATGAAATTCCTGTTCAAATTCAAGCAAGACAGAGCCGTGCTTCCAGATCCCATTACATTATCCAGTATCGTCTCTCCCTCGTTAGAGTAAGTCTCCACTAGCCAGTCTAAAACCGTTGTCGGCTTCTGTGTTGGGTGTATCTGTTGTTGTGCTGAGAAGTTTCTAGATTTGTTTAAGATTGACTTCGGATATCTCGTTCCTGTGTTATTTAATTCTTTCATTGGTTTTAGTCCATAACTATGAGTATTTCTCTTAGAGACATACCCCTCTTTATTCTTTGATTTCCTGTGGTATGGTTCACCCTTCTCCATTATCGGATTGTATGTGCTACCCTTGGAAACTTTGTAGAAAATTAGTATATTCTCATGAACCTTCATGGGTCTCTTCTTGGCTAAGCCCGGCGAACCACACTTATTTTTATTCCAGATTAATTCGTACCTAAACCACTCAGGCTTAGACATGATCAGTTTGGAGGAAAATGGTTGTGATCCGAATAAACATATTACCCCATTTGGCTTGATGACTCTCCCATAGTTCTCCCAAAGTTGGTCGAATGGGAGAATCTCATCCCATGCGCAAGATGTCGTTCCGTATGGAAGGTCAGCTAATATCATATCGATAGAGCCATTTTCCAGAGCACCCATTAGCTTTAGGCAGTCTCCCTTCATTAATCTTATTTGTTCATTCATTTTATATCTCCTTTATATATAAGTTAATAACCCATAGTTATGATCTTGTCAAGTCTTATTGTCTTATTTTATCATTTTACTGAATGCGTAACGCATATCTAAGAAGTTCAAGTGCATAGCATCATCATCAGATAGCATCTTATCAAATGTAAGTTTATCAAACTCTGGTTCGAATTCATATAGTGCTTTATCTATATCAACCCTATTCGACGTTTTGATGTTTGGGTAGTAAAGTTGCATGATCTGATAGTTATCTTTAATAAGCTGGGTACTAGCCTGAATAGTGTGGTGCATCTTCAGCTTCTTTCCGACCATAGCACAGTCTCTAATGATATCGTCAGCATTGTAGACGTTTTCTCGTATCAAGTATGGGAACTTCTTAGCAATAGTCTTAAGCCCTACTCCTCGGACTCCAGGAAGATTATCTGACTTGTCTCCGGCCATTGCACGAGCTAAGGCAAAGTTTTTTGGGTGAATACTAAACTCTTTAATAACAGATTCTAAGGTCATGATCTTCCGTTGTGTTGGCCTATATATCTGAGTTTCGGAGTTGCACAGTTGAAAGAAGTCCTTATCGGAAGATACAATTGTCTTTTTATAGCCACCATACCTGCTCGATTGTACAATATGAGCAATAATATCGTCCGCCTCGGTATAATCTGCTATAAGTTGCATTACAGGTATGCTATTGAGATACTCTATTAATCTTAATTGTTGGTACCCCTTGTTAATCTGCTCTTGGTCATCACTTAGCTCAATTGATCTTCGATTAAATCTAACAGCCTTTCTTCCAGCCTTGTACTCAGGGTTCAAGGAGCGCTTCCTACGGGACCCATCGAGACCATCCCAAGCGACTATCACCTCATCAGCACTAAAGTCACGTATGACCTTCTGCAAGCTCTTGATGAAGCCTATCGTGCCTCCTACAGGTATTCCTTTCTTATCCATATGTGGAGAAACCACATAAGACCGTAAAAACATGTTGAGCGCGTCTATTATAACTACATTTTTCATTTTATCTCCGTAAAGTGTTCTTGCAACTCTGTATTGTAAATCGACCCGACCGAAGTTCCAACCGCTATTATACAGTATTTGTCGAAAATAGTTAATATTTCGATCTCTATATTAAATGTTACACCTTCTTCAGATATTTCTGATTCTTCGGTCTCAATCGGGTAAAACTCTATGTCTAATGGGCCTAGGGTGTCGTTAAATGCAAATTTATCCATTATCAGCGTCATTCCATTGTTTAGTGTTAGTTTTTGTCCTTTTATAATATTCATCCGTTCCATCCGAATAGGTGTCTTAAAAACTGTTTTATAACATTTTCTCTTTGTTGGTCGGACTCGGCTTCGTGATATAGCCATGAATAGGTGATTTTCTCTTTCTCCAACTCTATTTTAAGTCTTTTGATATCAAACTTTAGACACTCAATCGCCTCTTTGTGCTCATTAAGATATACTCCGTGTCTATCAACGATATCAAAAAGCTCACCCCACCTTCCCTCATTGTTCGCTGCACTGGCTCTTTTAAAGTCCTCTTCATATTCCACTCGTCTTGGATCATCCATTTTGAGATTATCAGGATGAAGCTTCTTAGCAATTGCTTTGTAGACATCTTTTAGACTCTTTGTTTCGGCATGCTTTTCTTCTTTAAAAGCTATGAGCGCTAGGCCTTGCTTCACCTTATTCGAGTGCCTCTCTGTGAATATCAGGTCGGCCTTCTTCTGATTTTTTTCACTCAACTCTTTCAAGTCGACATCGTTTTCAGCACACCATACTCTGTATAGTATTTCAAACTCCAAGTGAGCGTCGCCTAAGATTTCTTGGACGTATCGAAGCTCGCTTTCAATTGACCTATATTCATTTAAAAACTTTAAAAATTTAAACTTATCCTTTTTCATTGATCTACTCCAGTGATAATATTTCTTTCAATTTCTCTATAAATCATTTATTCTCAAGATGACTGAGTGTTCTCAGATCATGGAGTGATACTCCTTCTGTTTTATTGTTAATCCACTTCACTTTAGCATGCATCCTGTGACTTACTTCAAGATCCACTATGAATCCTATGGTCTCCTTTTTCGGAGCGGTGCTTCGAGGATATTTTTCGAAATGATTTATTCTTTTTTTTGGATCAAACAATACAAGATCTCCGATAGAGAAGCCCATACCACTATCAATATAATCATTTAGTGTTTCTGTTATCTCGTTAATCAGGAAGTTTGTTTCTATTGGCTTGACCCCTGTTGGCGTCAGGAACTCTATAGAGGCGCTTCCACCTATGGATACTGTTATCTTCTCGTCCTCTATAAGGACATTCACATCTCCTGCTAAAAATGGAGTACGATTAGCGATCTGCTCGAGCAAGAACCTCTCGGTTCTTTCATAGTTTATTTCTTTAACTTTGTCCATAATATCTCCTTCTATAATATAATAACTCTATTGTTGGCTCTTGTCAAGTAAAAAGGCCCGGGAATGATATCCAAGGCCTTATGGGTACGTTTTTTGATATTTTACTTGTCTTCTTCTATATCAATGTCTGTGTTCTTACCTTCTTTAACAAATTTGCAGATCATCTCTTCATCCAAGATATCATGGACAGCTTTTCTAAACTCTTTGTCCTCTAACATTTTGGTTTCCCATTCAGACCGTCTAAGCTTAAAGTGTTCGCCAGAAAGAGATATAACTTCTACCCACTTACCAATCTTAATATTGTTGCTCTTGGAGAGCCGTAGAGCTTCGAAAATGGACTCTTCGTCTTGTATGCCCACATTGTCCCCCCAAAGGATCTTGAATCCACAGGTTCTACCTTCAGAGCCGAATCTAGACTTCTCAATCTGAACCTTCACTTCTGATCCAATTCTTAATCCTGAACTGTCGGTAACATACGCTGCTTTAGCTTTTCTCTTAACAAGCCAAATTCTCAACGAAGAGAAGTATTCAATTGACTTTCCTCCCGGGGCCACAAGTGGTGTGGTGGCCACATAGGCAAGATTCTTTGATATATTCACCTTCAGTTGATTAACCATCAAAAATGTACATTGTTGGTTAGCCAAGGGCAATACAAGCTTAGGAAGAGCTTTAGAGAGTACTCTAGCCTTCACAGCCATTGAGCTTTGAGGGTTGAAATCCTTCGATGTATCAGAACTTGTTGATGTTGCCGCAATTGAGTCCCAAATGAAGAAGAACTTAGTTTTAGGATAATCCTCCATCATGCTCTCGACCATTTTGAGAACCATCTCGCAAGATGAAGCTTGGACATAGTTCCATAGGTTGTCTATGTCTATTCCAAGCTCACTTAGAAAGAAAGGATCCATCGCTGACTCGGAGTCAAAATAGATAACATGCTTTCCCATCTTCTGAGCTTGGGCGGCAATGGTACAAGCCATATAAGACTTACCAGAGCCACTTAAGCCAGCAAGTTCGGTTATCTTACCAACAGGGATACCCCCCATCTTACCCTTACAGAGTATAGAATCAAGCCATCTTGATCCTGTCGGAACCCACTCCTTAACCATCGTTGGGTTGTCTTCTCGCAAATCATGGGCAACTTCAATACCTGCTGTCTTGTTGATATAATCTCTTAGACTAGAGACGCTGATATTGCCCGGCTTGCTCATTATGCTTTTGATTCTTCAGCTACTTCTTCAGTTGCTGTATCATCTTGTACTTCTTTATCGCCACAAGCGAATAGTGTTATAAGTAATAAAATCATGCTATGCTTTCCTTATTGTTTAGTGTAAAAACAAAGCCCCCTTTCGGAGGCAGTGTCTAGTGTAGTATTTTTACTCTGCGCTCATAAAATCTGAGTACGCTTTATCAACGTCAGAAGAATCAGTCTTTTTGTACTTAGAAGTCTCACTTGAAGACTCTTCAGCTGACTCATCTGAAGATAAGTAGCCATCCAAGATGATTTGAAGCTGTTCTGTTGTTTTGCGGTCAAACAAATCATCAATTTTAGGAACAGAGGCTAAAAGCTCTTCACAATCAGCGACAGCATCATCACAAAGGACAGATGGTCGTCGTCGAGGTTGCAATTGAGTCTTAGGGAAGCTTCCTTTACCAGTTGATGCAGTATAGGTCAAAGTAAGATCAGTTCCTTCTTCAACGTCTGTAATATCTCCATAATCAGGATCAAGAACATAACTGAGCAGTGCTTCATATGCTTGTTTTCCATATGCCCAAATCTTAACGCCTTCTGACTCAGCACCACGGACAAGTACTGGTGAGTAATAACGCTTCTTTGCAAAGAGCTTCTTTGCTTCTGTTTTCAAGGTGTTATCATCATTCTTAACGCCGTCACGCCATAATTGTGTTGCGAAATCGCAGATTGGACAAGGTGTGTTGTCGTTGCGCTTGTTACAGTAAATGCCCGGATTCTTACCTACTCCATAATGGAATTGGAATTCGCGGAACGGATCACCGTCTGCAGTAGGAACGATACGAAGTTGTTGGACGCCCGGTTTTGGTTTCCACATAGTTGAGTTACCTCCTCCGTTTCTTTTACCACTTTTCGACGCTTCTAATTTTGCGCGCATTGCTTCTAAGTTCAATTTCATAATAATATACTCCTAGTTTATTTATTATTTATTTTTATTTTTTTGTGTTGTATCACTAAGGTAGCTAGGCTATTCTTTCATCCCGGCCCCATTGCAAATCTTCTATAACATAATGTAACATCTTTTAGCTAACTTGTCAAGTTTTTATTTGCATTACTAATTAGCTCTTCGTTGTCTTTATTATACTACTAATGTAACATCTTTTGTAATACTTGTCAAGTATATTTGATGTCTTTTTTTTATTTATCTTAAAAAATGGTACACCCACCAAGATTCGAACTTGGGACTTCATCTTTAGGAAAGATGCACTCTATCCGACTGAGTTATGGGTGCAAAAAATACGAATAAGAGCAAAGAAGGGTCCTAGTAAGTGGGAGTCGAACCCACGTCATCTGGAACTATCCAGCGATCTACCAAAACTCGATAAAGCCAATTCTTATAAAATCTTACCAACAGACATCTCTTTATCTTCATATATCAAATATTGCCCTGTATTAAGAGTATCAATCGGTATATAGCGACCACCTAGGTATTTTTTATATACACCTAAGTTCAAATCTTTTGTCGGAGTATGTCCGATAACTTGTCTATATTTCTTCTTAATATCTTTAAGTCTATTACTTCTTAATAAAGAGTTATGCCTAATCCATAATGGAGAAGACTCGACATTATCACCAGTAGGACTAAGTCCAACGAAATCAAATACACCAATGTCTGTGTGAAATAGCTCGTTTATATCTTCAGCAATTGTATCTAGTGACTCATACTTAACAAACTTGTCCAACCATTCGGTTGAAACTCCCGCATGTGTGAATAATAGATCATCAAGTAAATAAGCTATTCTTAAATAGTCCTTTTCCCTAGCAAAATTAAGAACCATATTGATAGACATTGCATTTTTCTGCTGATATCCAGAGTAGTTCTCATAACTTCTCATATAATGATGTTCATGATTACCATATAACATATTAATTTCCATACAAGGATTGTCCTCCTTGAATTTCACTATGTTATTGAAGTTTTCAATCTGTTCTCTCCCTTCTATATCATATGAATCAAAGTAGTCTCCCATGAAAACGGCAATATCAGGTTTTTCCTTTTCTAAGATATCTTTCCATATCGTTCGACCATGAATATCTCCGATTGCAACTAGTTTCATACTTCCTCTCTTTTTTAAAATGGTGTTCTAACCAACTGAGCTAGGGGGTCTTTTTTTCAATTATTGTGCTTGCTTATAAATAGTTTCACGGCACGGCCATCGTCCTGTAAGTGGACTTCTAAACCGGCAATATCCCGACTCACACAAGCTCTACCATTCTCGTCAATGATCTCCAAGCGTGTAATCTTCTCTGGGTTTTAAAACTTTTGCTTTCATTATATAGTACATGTTTTTTTGATAAAGTGCTCGAATAGGGATTTGAACCCCATAATTCGATGCTTTAGATAGAGCGCCTGCCCACATCGTTATCTGTAACCGTACAGCCGAGCAAAAATGTAACAATTGTTTAACTTAGGATGTTATCAACTAAGACTAGCAACGCTAGCTCTTTCTTATATTAGTAATGTAACACGTTATATATATCTTGTCAAGTCGTTTCTTGTTCTTTTTTCAACTTATCTAGATATTCTTTGTCTTTCCCTTCTACACCAAATCCCCAACAGTCCCAACCTTCTGCTTCCTCTCTAGAAAACAGCTCAATCTTCTTTTGTGATGGAAACATAAGGTTAATCCTGTCTCTGATCTCAGAAGGCTTCGCTGAGTGTTTTCCTCTGTCCTCTTGTAAGAACTGTCGGATATTTCTTGCACCTCGTGGTTGAGGTATCTTCCCTTTCTTTCTCTTTCCAACCAATACAATCTCGCACTGGCTCATTGTGTAATATCCGGGATTTGTCTTTCCCTTATGCCATACGAAAGCGATTGTCTTATAATCGAATCCCCATGAGCCCATAAGGTTTATTGCCTGATCTAAATGGGGGCTGGATGTCCACATAAACATGAGGCAATCTTTCTCGCAAATAGATTCCATTGGATAATCTTTCAACTTCTTCACCTTCACGGTGCTATAATGCTTGATCGCTCCGCCAGTTTCTACACCTTCGGAGCCACTATGTTGCTTACCACCCTTATAATCCCAAGGAGGGTCACAATAGATGATAGAGTACTTATCCTTTTCAGTGATACCACCTTCTTCATCTAAAAATAAGTCTGCTCTAATCATTTTCCTGCTCCAATTTCAATCTCGCTATGTGTCTTCCCAAATACCACTTGGCCTTCTCTAGGTCTACTATATTATCTACACCAACCTTCTTACCTGACCTGGAGATGTATTTAACAACATTTCCAAGAGAGAACCCAAGGTCCCAAGCTTCAATAACTGATATTACTTCATGCTCAGCATCGACTCCGCCATAATGATTGGGGTGATCCACAAGTTCAAGTTCTTCTTCTGAATTCTCATCTACGGCCCTATCTATGCCTTCTCCTATGATTGCTTTTGAAAGAGCCTGTAAGACCGTTAAGCCGTAGTATTTATCAATTAGGTCGTGTTCTAAATTAAAAACATAAACAGAGAAATTATCAAAATCGTCTGGTTTTGTTATTACCTTAAACTCTAGGCCATTTTCCATAAACTTCTTTCTTGCCTGTGAAATTAGGCTTGCTTCTTCGCTTCTTATTCTTGGATTACTCATTCACCCAAATCCTCTTGTTGTATATAATGTGTGTAATGAATCGAATAATGATCACTATGATCTCCGGAAGATTTCCAGATTGCATATGAAGCATCTCTATCATCAGATCTATTGTTTCTAACTTTAGCTTGAATCTTCGTGAGCAATGAATCATCATTATCCAAATCATCTTCGCTTATATTGAAAAGATAACACGTCTCGGTAATGTTGTCAAGTGGAAAGAGAAAACTTTCTTCATTATCATCAACTTTTCCATATCCCAGCGTTGAAATCCTCGAATATTCCTTAGGTTTTTGCAATGCTCCAAACTCAGGAGAAGTATGCATACAGAACATCACATTTTGAACAATTGAATAAATATGAAAATTTACTTTTTCGTAGTACTTCGATAAAACACCTGTTCCAACTTGAGAGATCATTTCTTTATTAGAAGATAAGATAATGTTCTTTATCTTACCAGATCTAGCATATTGCTGTAAAATGTTATAATGTGCATTATTTCTTAATATCTCTTCTCGTGATGCGAACTCTAAGTCTGGTATAATATAGAATACAGTCATTTCAATGGAGCTCAGTGCCTCTAGAACCCTTAACGAGGCTCCAGCTATCTTACCAGAGCCGCATAGGAACAGAATCCCCTCTTGCTCATCCTTGACGAGATTGGGATCAATAGATACCGGATGAGCATCATACTCCTCAACTGTGCTTCTAGACTCTATACCGTTGTTTTCATCTAAAAGTAAAATATTATATTGATCATGTCGCTCAAATATCTTAGAAACATTAATTCCTGCTTTTCCAAGTCCAACTACAATCATTTAAAACTCCCGGGAGTTGCAGGATAGCCATTGTACAGTGCTATTCTAAACTCAGTTAGCCAAATCTGACCGTTTTTGTGAGTTTTTTGCATAACAAGTCGCTCTGTTGACCTTTCTAGGCACAGATTATAATCTTCACGGATTACATAGCACTTCACGTCTCCATCATCGGTGATGCTTGAATACTTCAAGGTCAGTTTATCTGTTGTGATGTAGTCATCATAAACTATGATGGTAGGCATTAATGTGTTTGGAAAGGACTCGCCTTTTCTAGGTCTCCAGACTCCATTTGGCTCATACCATTGAAAAGTAGCCTTCCTGCTTATCTTATAAACATCTGCTGCTTGTGAGATACCAACTAAAAATAATAAATTTAACATTTTATTCTCCTACCATTTAAATTTCTTCATGCTTCCTAGGCTTTTTCCTAGTGAAACATTTACTTTGAACTTTCCTAGTTTAGTGTCTCCGAATATTTGAACCAAATACGGGATTAAACCACTATCCTCCTCGTGGAGGTCAATGATAACGCTATCATGGATTACAAAGCTAACATGGGATTTCTTCCCAATGAGATACTTACTTATTTTATTGAACCTATCCATTGTGTTATCAGAAGATGCTGATTGGAGTAGGTAATTGAGAGCTTTTGCTCTTGGGCAAGGAATCTCTCTTTTGAATGGCGTATGAACCAATCCGTCTATGTAATGTTTCTCAATGAGGATTTCCCTGTCGTAGATATCAGATTGTAATGCTTCTGACTCTGGATTATAAATCCAAGCAAATAGTTTTTGTTTTGCTTGTTCTCTGCTAAGTTGCTCTTTAAAAACGTTCGCAATATTCCACTCATGTATATCTCCATCTGGTTGTTCTTTATCCTGTAATGAAAACAGGGTTCTTATTTCCGCCGCATTGAAATCGAGTTCTAAAAAAGAATCATTTGTTGGATAGACATGTTTCTTTAGCTCTCTTTTTAGATTCAATATCGGAAATGTATCTTTCTTCGTGGTTAATCTGCCCGTTATTGTTCCAAAAATGTCGTAATCAACAAAAGCATCTCTTCCATGAAACTTATCATATAAATATTTTGCCTTAGGTTCGGAGCTTATCTCTGAATGTAAGGCGATTGTATTAATTTTAACCCTTTTCAACGACAACATTCTAATATTATCGAATGTCTCCTTGAGAAAGTAATAATTCTTAGGTCGTTCAATGTTTTCAAATACCCATTTGGTTATTTCGTTCTTACAATCAAAATAACGCCTCAAATGGTTTTGAGGAACAACATCGTAAAAACAAACATCGTTCAGGTCTATCTTGGAAGTATTAAAGGCTTTAAAATGGGCCTTAAGCAGACCGTTAGCCTTTGCCCACCTCTCCACAAGGTGACTAGGGCAAGAATCCTCTAGTGAAGATCCTAGGGCCCATAGCTGAGCATAATCGATATCTTTTCCAAACAGAAGTTTAGACCAAGACCAAGTCTTGCTGATACCTTTTGGGATTCTATCATGGAAAAACTTCCCATTCATGTATGTTCCTGCACATTCAATTTTGCTATCCATTAGCTGGAATATCATTCATCCTCCGTTCAGAGGAGAATAATGCCCCCAAGCACTACAAACCTCTGTTTCTAAGTTTTTGTTTGAGATCATGGTATCCATCGGGCTTATTCCACAACTGATCCTTGAACTCATTATTAATGTAACTCATTGCTGATGCCTTGTCAAGTCTTTTCAGTTGATATTTAGCTTTTTTATAGATATTCTTTATAGTTTGCTCTCCAAAAGGCCTTCCTTCTTCTGAATTTCTTAGTCTTATATACATATCAATTTCTTTTAAATCAGAGTATGGTCGAGTCTGTGGGTCTATTGTTTCTAGTTTGATGAAAGAGGATACTACTCTTCCACATTTTATTTCATCTTTTCTGGAGAATGAGTTTTTCTGCACATATTTATTATAAAATATATTAATATAAGTATACAGTATACTATTATCTATATTATATGTTTTATAATAATTATTACTAAAGAAAGAAGTTAAAGAATAACTATTATATAATTGTAGTATACCTTTATTGGTAGTATTAGATATATCATACACTAATATATTAGGATTCATGTTAGATATACTAAATCCCATATTAATAGATAAATTCTTAAGATACTCAAAATTAGGATTATCAATAATACTATCTACTTTCAATTGATCTCCATCCATAGGTATATCTAAATAAGAGAAAGATAAACCAGTATTTAATATACTACTATTATTAGAAGTATTCCACCTAGTCAGTGTTATAGGAGTTCCTACTATATCATTCAAAACTAAATTAAAAAAGTTGTTTACATATGATTCATAGTGTGTTATAATACCCTTACCAATCCTATTTGGGATGTGTGTATTGTTGTAGAATCGTAGGATATCCCCCAAATATTCTGCGTAACTCAGCCTAGGGTCTTTATATGTATTTGTGACTTCCATTGTACCAAAGCTAAAACCTTCAGCGGTTATAATTCCTCTTTGGAAAGCTGCCTGAAGATTCAATCTCATCAGAGAAAGACTATCGGCGACTGGTGCTAGTAATCTTCCTTTACCGACAGAGGTAAGCTTCTCATCTTTAGGTATGATTGAGTTGTTTTCATGGTCAACTACTCCATAATGCAGTCTTTCTACGAAATGAACATCTTTCAGAGCTATATCAAAAGGGTCTTTATACGCTTCTTGTCCCCACTTCAGGGAGTAAGCCATTCTCTTGAATGCTCCATCATCGTTTGTTGAATTGAAATCTCTAGACATACTACTCTCCTACTTTTGTTTTACTTATGATATCTTCTAGCAGAGCATTACAGTGTGAATGAGAATCTTCCACCGATACATCCTTTTGAGACCCAAGTAATGGTTTGTGGTTTGTTCCAATGAATTTGGAGCTTATTTTTATTGTATAGTCTTGATTTGTTTGCCCTAAAGAGTACTCTACTGACTTAACGATATAGTAGCCACCAAAGCCAGTTATATTTGCAACTGTCCCTGCAACATGTGGGTTAGCTTCGCCGAACATTTCGTAGGCTTTGGCTTTCTCTGCGATATTTATAGATTTATGTCTCTTATCAGCTAAGATAAGCAGTGGATCTGTATGAAATTCATTTCCCCAATCCAACAAGATAAACTCGAATATAACTCCGGGATAGAATATGGTGTTTGAGTTGCGATCCTTGAAAGAGAAGTCTAGATCATATACATTTGATAGTAGACTTAGACTACCATAGTCGTTGTTGAAATACCTAGCTTCCCTAAGGAATGGCGAGTCGGTTTTGGAGAATGATACATCTGATACGCAATTAAACTTATTGTTTTTTACTCCATATATTATTGTCGGAACATAATTATTTTCCAAGTTGAATTTTATACCTGAGAAGTTTGAGTTTGTGTGTTGATAGAACACAACATAATCTCTGGACTTATTCATATCAAAAGCAGACAGCCTCGGAAGTATAGGAGTATTACTTTCTCCAGTACTTGATTCTATATCAAATCCAACTGTTTCAATACCATTCTCTCCTACGGGATATTTACCTATAGGAAGTTCGGCTTCCCTGCTTGTAGAGAAGAATGAGAATCTATAATTTGGAGATCTATTTTCCCTATACTCATAGCATACATTACCAACAAATCGATCAATATAGTTTAATAGAAAGTTCCTCAAAAAAGTAACTGCGGGATAAAACGTTACTCCTTTGGAAGTAACATTATTATCAAACCAAATAGAAAATGATCCCAAATCTATTGGTATATCTAGTGGATTATAAATTCTATATCCACTATCTTCTAACGGATCTTCAACATGTATTTCTCCAAATAACATCTTCAAGTTCTTCAATATTTCGGAACCCCCAGAAAGTGTTCCTGAGAAGAATGTATCCATAAGGTCGGCAAAAAATACGAAACTAGATCTTATTGCAGTATCATATCCATCCACGGCATCGACAGCTTTGACGTACTTCTTTGTAAAGTCTTCCAATTTTCCTCCCTCACTATCCAAGGTTATAATTAAATTGGGATTTATAAGACGTTCAACGGAATATTTCTTTTCAAAGTCGATACCTGCCGTTGCTGCAACCAAGTTGTCTTTTTCTACAGTAAGGGAGAATACTTTTCCTTTCATCATAAGATCATTGATTATTGTTCCGGTTTTTATCTTAGCAGTGTTGGAAGAGTACCAAACTTTTTCTAACCTAATAGCCTCTTTGAGAGCTGCTTTGCTATTATCGCTACATTGAGCTTTAAGTTCTCTTATCTTTGATTTCACTATACTCCTAGTCTCTCTAAATTCTGCTGTACTTAGAACATCTGTGTCGGGCATCGAGAGACTACTCTCAAAGTAGCCACGATAGTTTATCTTAAAAGAGGTTTCACCTGTTTCTGAGTCTCTAGATATACTGTGATCAATTGTTGTTAGGTCGACGATAAGTGAATCCTCATCTTGCTTGTCTCCAAATATAACAAGTCTAACTCTAGAATAATCAGGACTATACTCTCCCACCTCTGCCCTAGGATTATCCACTTCTTTTGTACCTGATATTTTACCATCGTTTGGTAGTGTTACGAGATTAAACAACTTAACTGTCTCAGAAGTAGCACCCTCAGCTGAGGATTCCGGGAATTCGCTAGATATATCTTCATTTTTTTCGTTCCCAAACCAAATAGGCTTTGAAATAGGTGAATCTAGAGAGTCTAGCGAACTTATCTTAAATTCCATTTCAACTTGCACATCTTTTCTAGCTGTAGATGGATTCGTTCCTTCAAACTTTACATCTATTTTCTCTAAAAAATAATTATTTTTCTTCAGATCTGAGGTTTCCATTATGTTTCCCCAATTGAAGTCTTTTTTGTTCATCCAATAGTCTTCAACTAGTCGGTCCTTTGTTAGGAATAATTCCTCTTTCTTAATTACTCCATTTTCTTTGTATACCCAGAATAGCTTCTTATTCATAGTACTATCAACATTATTGATGGAAAAATCATCAGAGATAGTACCATCATCTTTCCAAAATCTCTTCAAAAGCAATTTGTTTAGTAGACTATGACCCTCATTTACCTTTACTAAACCATTTGGTGTTGAATATTGCCTACCCTCTTCCGATGGACCATCCACATTAGATGATTCGCCTAGATTTATATTGCCTGGGGCTGGTATTGTAGGGCCCAAGTTAGTATCTATGAACCATTGAGGTATCATCTTCAATTCGGTAGTGTCCTGTCCAATCAAAATATCGGGATCTTGAATGGGCCAAGGTATCTCATTTATCAAATAGCATTGTATGAGGTCTATGAAGCTTGATGGATCACTACCATAATCTTTTGCCTTCACTCCCAATTTGTTGGCTGCGGCAGCATATGCTTCATTTATCTCAGCAGAAGCAGCAGACTTGGATGCATTTTTGAGCTGTTCTAGTGTGACTACTTCTTTTTCTTCACCTTCTTTTAGATCTGGTGCGAAAAAATCATTGAATCCAATCATTATCGTTATGGATTCTACTTTGGATTTATCGTTCTTCTTTCCAAATACCTGATCCCAAAATTCACGAGCAACGTCAGTCCTTACTTGCTCTGGTTGGGCATAGATAGACTCATATGCATGACCGAAACTAGCCGTCTTTTTTACTGACTTCCTATTCTCGTTGGCGATAGAATCTATTATATTAGTACCAGATCTATGTATATACGAGGATAGTGCTTCCCTAGTCTTTACGTTGAACTTATCAGACCTTCGAATTTCATCAGATCCAGCCCAAGCAAGCAAGGGATTCTTGATATACATATCATATATGATACCCTTTTCGCTTTCCGTTAGGTCTTTTCCCTTATTATTAGAGTCCCATTGGGTACCCAAAAGAAATAATAACGTGTACCAGTCTTCAGCTTCAGATGCAAAAGATAAAGCGCCTGAAGAGGTGTTAAACGCCTCTACTGATTTAGCGCTTGGGTTATCTTTCTCTATTTTTGATAATATATTGGTATGGACAGAGTTCCAATCTAGGCCTGTTGGAAGTCCATAATGCCACTTCCAAAAGTGACTATCATTGAGACTAGGTTTTCCTTGAATCGGTGCCGGCAAGTAAGTTACCCTAAATGCAAATCTCTCTTCAGCTGATACTTTGCTACGAAAACTAATCCTCTCGGGATATCTAGCATACAGCGCGCTCGGGTTTCCAAGGTCAAGAACAGAATTTGCCTGCTCGATATTATCATATTGTTCTTCCGGATGGTCATGGTGAGCCAACGCTTGAGGGGAAAACCTCCTTAATTGACTCCTATATTCAGTTATCTTAGATTCATGGTTCCTAAATAGACTAGCTGCTAAGGTGTGGTCGGTTTCAACAGTGGAATAAAAGCCCTCTTTAAATAAAGTCTTAGACATATTACCTCATTGCCTCGGCTATTAAATATGCTTCTTTTGGAATGTAGATAACATCCCCGATTGCACAATGATTATCCGTTGGCTTCTTGTTAATAATCGCCAATACCCACCATAATGATGGATCGCTCATATGCTTGTTAGCAAGCTTCCAGAAAGAATCACCTGCGCTCCATATATGTTCTTCGCCTATCTCAAACTCTCTACCAGATAGAGATCCAAAGTCTTTTGATCTCCTTAGCTTAATGTACTTAATACCCCTACTCTCAAGTAGTGTAAAGTACATATCGTTATCTAAAATAGCAGTCTTGTCG